ATGATGGCAAAAACGCAAAAAATACCTATCCTCATTATCAAGGAAGAATATTTCAATGAAATACTTGCTGGTACTAAGAAAGAGGAATACAGAAGTCTGAGTGAGCATTATTTCAAAATGTTCAGCACTAAAAATGAACAGGGTGAATATGCCCATTTGAAAGAGATCAAAGAAATCATTTTAGCGGTTGGATATTCGACAAATAGAAAGACGATGAGAATACAACTCAAAGACATCTATATTGTTGAATTTTGGAATGATATTCCTGAAGGATTTCAAAAAGGTGATGAATGTTTTGTTCTGGAATTAGGCGAGGTATTAGAAACTAATTTTAATACTTCCGAACATGGCAGAAACAGCAGAACAACGAAGACGAAGCGCAAGGCCTAGGTATCAAATTCGTAGGTCCAACAGTGGTGTTACAACTGTCACACCATCAAATGCAGCGGCAAGACGAGATTCTAGATCTCAAGACAGTGGTTTTAGGCGAGTGCGTAGATAATTTGCATGAGTTCGCCTATCACCATATTGAAACAAATTCGTTCAGTAACAAGCGAGATTATCCTATTCAGCTCTTTGAATGGGAAAGACTCTATTTTGCTTACTGATTTGTGTTGTAAGGTCTTTGATCGAGTGGTAAGCGTTTACCTCTACACGGTCAAAGACCTTTCTCATATAGAAGCTTTCAAGAAAGCCCATAAAGCGCGTTATAAAAATATAACTTTCATTGATCGGCCGCACTTTGCCTTGTATGGATATCAAAAGCAAAACTATTTGGGTTATACTGGTGGTGAGCAATTGAAGCGACGCACTCTGTCACAGATCGCCAAAGATGTAAAAAAGGAAACTGGTATTGAATGGGCGTGTTTCGGCTTTAAGCGAACCGACGGTCTGCAGCGCCGATTGATGATGATGGGGTTGGAAAAAGAGGGCGCCCCTGGATATAATGCAAAAACAAAAAATGTCTACCCGATTGAAAATTGGAAGAACGGACATGTACTGGCTTACATTGATAAAATGAAATTGCCGAGACCGACTGTATATGATCCTAGGCATCAATCTCAAGGTGTAACCCCGGGGGATATCAATTTTCTCCTTTGGTGTAAACGGCATTCCCCAGAAGATTATAGAAAGGTCTTAAATGAATATCCGGAAGCGGAAGCAATAGTATTTGAATATGAGTACGAACAAGCATAAATCATCGGAACCAATAACGCTAAAAAGATCACAGATCACACTAGCGCATTATAATCCAAGGAAAATATCAGCTGAAGCTAGAAAGCAGCTAAAGGCTAATATCAAACGACTCGGAATGATGGGCGGTGTAATTTGGAATGAAGCAACAGGCAATCTCGTTGGTGGTCATCAAAAGGTTTCAATCCTGGATGAGATCAATAAATATCCGGCAAACGATTACGATATCACTGTAGAAAAAGTAAATTTAACAGACAAAGAAGAAAAAGAGCAAAACATATTTCTCAACTCTAAATCTGTTCAAGGTGAATTCGATAGCGATCTAATGGCCAATATCATCACAGACATCGATCCTATTTTGGCTGGATTGGATGAATATGATTTGACAATGCTATCGCTTGATACGCCTAGTGTTGACTTCACTGACATCATTAAGAAAGCTGATATGCTAACGCCGCCTTCTGCCCCGCTGACAAAAGAAGAAGTTAAGGCAAAAAAGGAAAAATACAGCCAGGAAGTTGATGAAAAATGGGAAGGCGAACCAACCGTCATACTATCGTTTGATAGTTTCCAGAACAAAGCTGAATTTATGGAAGCCCTTGGAAAAGATCTATACGACAAGATAATCAAGGGTGAAGAGGTTGCAGAGCGCATTTTTAGTTAAAAATTTGGCTAGATATATATCAAAAATTTATGAATGATATACATAAAAAACACGTTCACTATACCGCATTCACATTTGGGGATTTTGTTTACTTGAAAACGGATGTCAATCAGGAACAGTGGATAGTTACCGATATAGAGCTCAGACCAAATGGCGTATGTATTTACACGGTTGCATGCGGAAGTTCAACATACACCGGTTATGACTTCGAATTGTCCACGCTACCAAATGAAAGCAAAAAACTTGGATTGTGATACACTCACTATCTGATAATGATATAATTAGTTACTAAAAGATATTAAATTATGGTTATAACTCTAACATGGCACCTAGTGATAATGATATTTATTTCGATATTCATCATCGCTGCACTATTTAAAGGTTCTGGGGATATAGGAGACTTCTTCAGCAGCTGCCTTGGCTTGGCAATCCTAATCATCTTATGGCTTATTTACCTAGGTATAGTATGGTGGTAACAGGATTTAATCTATTAGCAATAGCTTTTATCATTGTGGGCTATATGCTTTCGTCAAGGCTAAGTAAGGCTGTCGACGATAATGGCCAATCGCCTGAATTTTCAACTAATCCGGTATTTGAAATTAAAAATACTCACTTTCAATATCCCGAGCCAGTTAAGATCATTGCTCGGACATTGACTCCCAAAGAATACGGCGAACGTTTCGGGACCGGTGCCAGTAGGAACAAAAAGACTAACCGTTTAAAATATAGAAAGTGATATGGATAGAGAACAAATTTTAGAAGCTTTTAAAAGTGCAAAATTGGCAGCAAATGAAGCCGCAGAGCAAACAAAAGATGTTGGCCCGATCAATATGGATACTGTTGTCTTTAAAGTGGATGGATGGCGAAGACGAGAATACAGATGGCTTCAATTACATAGTCAAGTCTCTTTCGGCGAACCTATGAAAGGTGTCTTTTCAGGATATCGGTTCGCGTTTTTTCAAACAGACTCAGTGAACGCAAATGCTAGAACAGCGGCACAAAGTGCTGCAGAGAAAGTTTTAAAAGAAGCTGGAATCTCAGCAACTATTTGGTATCAGTTAGATTAATTCCCATGGCAGATTGCAAGTACGAATATGAAAGCGAGAGTTTTTCCAATGCCTGCGAGAATTATGCTTTGAAGGGATTGACGGATAAAGAGATTGCAATCGAATTGGGATTGAATGTTACTTACTTCTGTGAACTTAAATCAAAGTATGATAACATATCCGAAGCCTTAGCGCGCGGAAGATCCAAGATCATTTCAGCAGTTCGTCAAAAGTACATTGGCGTTGCCTTGGGAGGTCTAAAGCGTAAAACAGTTACAAGAAAGATCCCTAGTCGCTTCGATGATGAATCTGACATTCACCCAGATGGGATGATCGTTTTAGAAACTACCGAGGAACTGGCCCCGAATGCTCAAGCTTTAGCTACCCTCCTTTTCAATTACGATGAGGAATGGCGTAAAAAAGTTATTGACGGTAAGAAGCTAGATGTAACGTCGAACGGTAAGGAGCTTAATGGTAGTATCAATATTATGTCGTGGTTACAAGCAAATAATGAAGATGACGGTAACGAGGGAGAAGATAACACCGAAGATCTCGACAACGAAGAGGAAGAAGATAACTAGGACACGTCCTAAGATCAAAATTGCTCCTCCGTACATACCATTGTACGAAAACACGGATAAGTTCATTATCCTCATAACCGGTGGCCGTGGTTCGGGTAAATCCTTTAACGGCTCCTTGTTCCTTGAAAGATTGAGTTTTGAAAAAGGTCATAGTATACTTTTTTCGCGTTATACGATGTCATCTGCTGCCGATTCTGTTATTCCAGAATTCCAGGAGAAAATCGACCTTGAGGGTACCTCGAATTTCTTTGAAGTCAAGAAGAACAATATCATAAATAAGTTCTCCAAGGTGCCGATCATGTTCCGTGGTATCAAGACAGGATCCGGCAATCAAACAGCAAAGCTAAAGTCAATACAAGGGCTTACGACATTTGTCGGTGATGAGATGGAGGAGTGGACCGATTTCGATAGCTACGAAAAGCTAATGCTCTCCATTCGTCAAAAGGGTATTCAAAACAGAATAATTCTGATCATGAACCCTACGGACGACTCCCATTTCGTTTATGAGCAGTATATCAAGGACACCCACAAGATTGTAACGATTGACGGAGTAGATGTTCAGATTTCGACTCACCCAAATGTGCTGCATATACATACAAGTTATTTGGATAACTTGGAGAATCTTGCGGACAACTTCCTTGAGCGTATCGAGCAGATAAAGCAGGAGTCGATTAGACAAGCCACTGATGCGTTGGGTAAATTTGATAGGGCGAAGTTCCAAATGACGAAGTATGCAAACGTCGTTATTGGTCGCTGGGCAGATATCAAAGAAGGTGTTATTCTTCCTAAAACTGAGGAAGGTGAATTTGATGAATACCTCCCCTATTGTTATGGACAGGATTACGGTTTCTCTGTCGATCCGGATACACTCATACGTGTTGCCGTCGATAGAAAGAAGATGCGAATTTATGTAGACGAGGAGTATTGCGATAAAAAGGACCTTGGAACCAATGAGCTTATCGAAATAAACAAATCTAGGATTAAGCATCCTAATGATTTGATCGTTGGGGATAGCTCGGAAGACAGGTTAATCGCAGATATAAAGAAGCTTGGTAAATTAAACATAATCGAATGTTGGAAGGCTCCCGGATCGGTTGCGGCATCCCTCTTGAAAATGAAGGATTATACCATAGTCTACACCTCGCGGAGCAATAACGTTAGAACGGAACTCAAGAACTACATCTGGAATGATAAAAAAGCAGGTATACCCATTGATAAATGGAACCATACAATAGATGCAATACGATATGCGTTTGATCGCCTTACAAGCAAAGATCCTGACGCATTGAGAAAGACAACAAATGCAGTATCAAAACTTAAGACTGGACCAGCAAAAAGAAGAGTAAAACGATGACAAGAGAACAGTTAAAAACATTGATCGACAGCGGTGATTTCACGAAAACGTATGAGGTTATCAGTAAGTCAGAGCGAAGAATTAAATTAGGAAGCAGCATAATAAGTGTTGATCAGGCCCTAATGCAATATGATCCGTTTCTCCACGATGTAAACGATCCAACCAAGCGCGAGAATCGTAAATTGGAGCTTGAGGGAGAAGAATATACTGATGAAATTACTGGTCAAATTAAGACAAGTATTCAATATGATGAAGTCCAGGTCAACAGGCTTCAGCTTGCCCGACAAAAACAGATAGTCCAATCTGCGATCTTTTTCGAATGCGGGGCTGATATCGCTATAGAATACACAAGTGAGAATGATCAGGAAAATGAATTCTTTGATCTTATAAAAAAGGTTTGGGACGACAATAAGCTATCCTTTAAAAATGAGGATATTGTTGAGCGCCGTATGGTTGAGACTCATTGTGCAGAGCTTTGGTATGATTATCCTGATGAAAACTACTGGAACGGTACCATACTTGAAGGAAGTACCCGCCGGCCTGGTATGATGTTGCTTTGTAAAGAGAATGGAGACGATATTTACCCGATTTGGGATGAACATGACGACTTCATCGGCCTTGGACGAAAATATTCATCAAAAGATCCTATTACCGATATTAATACGCTTCATTTTGAACTTTATACAGCTGACTCGATTATTCTTGGTAAACAGCCGGACGGCGGTAAATGGGAGGTTGAAACGAAAGAGGGATATAAGTTTGTCTCAATCGTTTATCACAGCCAAAAGCGTCCAGAATGGGCCGATGTGCAGCCGCTTTCTGATCGGGAAGAGAATAACCTCTCCAACCTCTCCGATACAAATGATTATTACGGCGATCCTGCCATGGTTGTTGAAGGTGATGCCGATAGTCTTCCTTCTAAAGGAGAAGTTGCAAAGGTTATCCAGGTCAAAGGCGAAAACGGTGGCCGAGGTAGTATCTCCTTTGCTCAGCCCGAATCCATGGTCGAATCTAAAACACTTGAATTCGATCGTATCAAGCAGGAGCAGTTCGACATTACCAACACTCCGGATATTGGTTTTAACACCATGTCTAAGCTTATGAGCAACGGTACGAGCGGCATTGCTTTACGTCTCCTGTTTATGGGGCCACAGATGAAAGGTAATAAAGCCCAAAAGCGTTTCAAAGAAATGATCATTCGCCGATTAAACGTAATCAAAAAGATGTTGATCGAGTTTAGCCCGGAAGAATTGGCGGATATGATAAATGTGCGTCCCAATGTTAAATTTAAAGATGCTCTACCAGTTGATAAAGGCGAGGTGATCGGTAATATCACGAAACAAGTAGCTGCAAAGCTTATGAGCCGTAAGACAGCCATGACCTTATTAGGTGAGGTTGCCGATGTAGATGCTGAAATGGCGCAGATCCTGGAAGAGTCCAAACAGGATTTAGAGCTACCTAATCAACGTGTCGAAAAAAATATATCATAATTTTATAAATGATATATAGTTTTATTTGCATATATGAAATATTGTTTTTACCTTTGAAATACTGAAACGATAACCAAATGTTCGAGAAGATTAACGATACGTAATCGGTTTGGGTAAGATATTAAAACGACTGTTCCTGAAACATGGTGAGTGAATCAAAACACGATAAGGCGACCGTAAATGCTCGGTCAAGGGTGACCACATCATCCTCTTAGCCTGCGACAGTCGTTTTTCTTTGAAATCTAAAGTGCTGGCATACCACAACGTGAAGAACGTTCTGATGTAAGATCTGGACCAGGCGGCGAGCCTTCCAGTAATCGGCTTTGAAATCTGTAAAGTATGCCAAACGCAATGTTCGTCTAGGGGTTAGGACGTTAGGTTTTCAGCCTAAAAACACCAGTTCGATTCTGGTACATTGTACGAATCCTCGTGGTTAGCATTCCAGAGTAATAATAAAAATGCAAACGGTCTATTGGCTCAGTTGGTTAGAGTGCTCGGTTGTCAGCCGAGAGATCACGGGTTCGAATCCCGTATAGACCGCTAAAGATTGTTCTTTGAAAATATAACCATCGGTTGGTGATAGGTAATGATTCCGAGATGCAGAGTAGGAGTCCAACCGATGGTTTTTAAAAACATAAAGCAAGGTGGCGGAATTAAACGCACGCAACGTATTTGTGGTTATTGGAGGTAAATACGACAAACCGGAGACAGCACCCGATGTAAAGTGGTGACGAAGATATGCAGGTAAAACCCTGCCCTTGCTTTTAAAGATGTTTTCATTAAATCTCCCATTTATTGGGAAAAGCCCACTTACAGCCGTGAGGTTGGATCGTGGGAACCTGGGGCGAAAGTGTTAGGAACACTAAATGTCAGGTTTTAGGAAGGATGCGCCTGATGGTTGATGCATAGACCAGCGGACTTCCGGTAGGTTCGATTCCTGCTCGCTCCACTCTTTTCATAAAATAGGTTAATATATGGCTAGCCGAGGGGATCGCCCGGTCCCCTTCGGTTTTTTGAAAGAAAGAATTAAAAAACAGTATTCCCCACGGGCTGGGGTGAGTAAATAATGAAACAAAAAGGGGGGAATAAATGCTTTCCCAAGGGCGCACGGGTTTTGTACAATTTGTCCCACTTCATCGTCCTTTTTACCTGCGATACTGTTTTTTGGGGAAGTAGCTCAGTTGGTTAGAGCCTAGGGTCGGTGGTTCAAGTCCGCCCTTCTCCACTCCTTTTCATATTTAGGTTTGTAATTGGTTATTATCCGCGGGATTCTCCCAGCTTCTCGCGGATCTTTTTTAAACCTCTTATGGAATAAAATTTTGAATCAATTAAGTATAAACGATATGGAATTAATTAAAGAAACCTTGGGAATCTTTGCAATGGTCTATTCATTAGTCACTATTGCACTTAATTTGGCTTCAATGGCCATGCATAAAGATTTGATGTTGGACTGCTTACAGGACTGCAAATCCATCTTAGAAAAGATCATGTTCATTTTAATACATGTTTTCCTGGGCAGTTTTATGATCAATTTTTGGCATAAAATTAAATAGCTGTGAGAAGGTTAATGATTATAGGTGCTAATCTTAGGCTAACGGGATGCCAGCTAATACAATTGCAAGATTACATTATTGTTTTAAACAATATAGGGCTTGATCTATTTGATGCTATGGAAGGTCTACAGCGGGTAGCTCAAAAGACCATCATTGAAAAAGAAGACTTACAAAGTGTCATAAGTGCGGCCGGCAAATCATTTGCTCCCTTCTATCAACCAGCTAAAGAAAAGAAGCCTAAATACATTCGTCAACAACATAAACTTGCCCAACGGCATTATAGGAGAAAATAAAAATGAAATCAATATTATTTATAACTGTCGCACTTACTGTCTTTAGTTCTTGTGTGTCTGATCCAATTCAAACCGAGGTGACACGTTCTAATAACATCACGTTAGAGCTTCTATTTGAAAAGAATGGGTGTAAGATGTATCGATTCAAAGACGAGAGATATGTTTATTGGAGCGATTGCAGCGGCAGAACTGAATATATCAATAAACAAGGCAGAGCTGAATATAAACAAGTAACAATCACCGATAGGAGTAAATAGATATGTATTGTCACTTTGTCAATGACCCTATTGCCGGAAAAGTCTATATACCTGGATGTATGGGAGGCGCTGCAAGAGGTATAGATAATTGCACTTGTCGAGTTTCTTTTGACACTAGAAAGCAACGGGAAATTACAGGTCACAATAAAGGAAATATCGTGATGGATTTTTTTCAAGATATCATTAAAAGACTTGAGATTGACCCTAAGCATCCAAGCACATTCACCGAATATGAGTCTATTAATAAGAATGATGATTGGGTTCATATGTTGTTAATAAAAGGAAAATTAAAAGCAACAGTGATAGAAAGGAGAGATGATATGAATTACATAGAATACAGTTTCGCTGAATTTTAAATTAGTAAAAATCATGAGTACAAAACCAAGAGACACCGCTGAAGGTGCTATATTAACAAGATTATCAAATAACCTCAAATCCTTTCGTAAGAAGAAAGATTTAAGTCAAAACGATCTATCTATCCAACTGGGAATAAAGAGGGCTACATTGGCAGCTTATGAAGAATGTCGGGCATTCCCTAACCCTTTGACCTTGTGTAAAATTTCAAATGTCCTAGATACCTCTCTTGATCTATTGATCAAAGGCAAAGGAGTCGCCAAGCCTATCACAACAGTCAATTTTCGGGAACACCGTGCGACGTTCAAGGAGAGCATGGATACAATGACCCAAGTATCTAGCAAAAAGGATATTTTGAATATCGCTTTGAAGTCAGGGGCAATACTAGCGCTAAGAGGAGCAAAAGTTAAATTTCAGGAAGAAGGGTTTGACGCACGTCTTGGATCTATTGTTTACCGGGCCATAATTACGGAAAGCTATCAAAGCTATGGTTTTATCTTTGGTTATACGGATGGAGTATTGGAAGATTAATAATACTTGATAAAATGAAAAACTACAAAGTCATTACTGATGAATCGGTATTAAAACAATTCATTGATTGGTTGCCAGATCTAAAGTCCGACGAGACATTTTATTGTTGTCTTTTCGCGAGAAGTAAATACGTGAAGGATTCGACACATTTGCCGCATATTAGGAGTGATAAGGCCCAGCTAAAAAGGTTTACATCCAATAAAGAAAGATTATTGTCAAAAATCAGACAATTGGAATGCCCTGTCGGAGCTTATATGCAAAAGGACATTGTAGTGCCGCAGGAAGCATTGGCGCTATACATAACAATAAACCCTAGAAGTTTTACAAAGGCAAATACGGCTAGCGTTCGTAAATTGTTAGATTTGGCTTTGCAGCCTTATAATGGATTCCATCCATATCAGGAGGTTATGAGCGAAATACAAAAAGCTAAGAGTCGATCTGAATTCGTATCTTTTGACTTTGATTGCCATCCTGATGATTTTTTATATGCCAAAGGTGAAATAAATCGGGTTGTAAATCAAGAAGCATTATCCATTGTCCAAACTAGAGGTGGTTTCCATGTTATTGTTAGACCTTCTTTAGTTGTAAGCGACCTTTCAAAGAATTGGTACCAGTCTATGAGGGAAATACTAAATAAGTACAGTGATGATCACGATAATGCAGGAGATATTATGCTTCCAGTGCCTGGTACTTATCAGGGTGGGTTTACACCAACATTTATTTAATTATATTTGAAGTATGGCAAAGACACCAAAGGAAAAAGCTTTTGAACTAGTAAAGTACTATTTTGACTATTGGGCTGAAACTGATATTTATTGGAATCCGACTAATGCAGCAAAGGATAATGCAAAAGAATCAATTAGGATGATTTCTGAAAATTCCGAGTATTGGCAGGAGGTGATTAAAGAAATTGATTTGATCAATGAATTGAGTTCGGAAGACAATTAAGGAACAGGAAGCTAGAAAATAGCTTAGTTGTTTTCAGGAAATCGGAGTGGGCGAATGCCATGCCCTGCACCTGATCGGTCGATACAGCGAAAGGCATTTGCAGGTGAAACCCTTGCCCTGTTTTTTTAAATCCCCAAGCATCGTGTAATGTTTGGGGAATTTTTTTGTTATGATCGTCCACTTCCTTGGCAACATGGACATGGTGTGCCCATAGCCCCAACTACATGACTTTTTCTTAGAATTTCTTGAGATTCTTTCAAAATTTCTTTGCCCCAATCATGTTTTGATTTTTCAATTTTACCTTTTTGATAGTCATCCAATAATTTAGACATTTCTTGGAGTTTGTTGTATAATTCAAATTCTGTCATAATTAAATAGTAGTTGAGTTAATGTGTGATAATTCTTTTTGGTTCATTTCTAGATACGCCTTTTTTATATCAGCAGTTATTTTACTTTTTGGGGTATAATTTAATCCTCTCAGCACATCGTTCATTCCGATTAATTTATCATATAGGTCCTTGTACGCTTGCCAATATGATTGATAAAGCAAATCTCTTTCTATAACATCATGTATCCAAAGTGATGCTGTTAAACTTAAAGCATTTATAGCTTTAATAACATCAGGTACAATATAGTTTGCGGTATTAATATCATTTACAACTGCCCATGCATTATGTAAATCTATAACTCCTTGTCTCTTAGCAATGTTTATGTCAGTTTGACGCTGGCGCTCCGCGATCTTCTTATTATTCTTATTAGTAATTATAGCTAGAGCAATAGTACCAATACCAGTTAAAAGTGTTCCTGTTGCTAGAACAGTTGTAATACATTCATATTCATTCATAATATTCCTGGAATTTCGTTAATCAAATAGGTTAAATTCAAATATAATGAATTGGAAATTTAAAACACAGCAAGTTTAATCTGAATTTTTAAACAATATTAATTTTCATTACGTTTGTGTTAAACAAATATTTTATGGAAAGATTTGATCACATTGAATTATCATCAACCAATTTTGAAGCCACAAGATTGAGACCTGTTTTAGGGTACTTAGCGGCAAAACTTTCACCATATGATCTAAAGCTTATCAATAGCTTAAATGATCACAAAGGAACTTTGGAAGTATATTTAGATGCAAACGAATTTAATCATGCGGTAGCATTTGCTGGGGAGACCTATAAAGACCACTTATTAAAAATTTTAAAAGAAGCTTGGGAAATTGAAAACGAATATTTAGTTGAACTAATTCTTGATTAATTTGATAAAGGCGACTTATCAATTAAAAAAGCAATTATCGTTTAAATACATTCTCATGAAAGCTTTTATTTTGTTTATTATGAGAAAAGAATTGAAAAAACTTGATCACATCCTTTTAGAAAAGATGATATGGTCAGATACCCATGAGGAAACAATGTATTGGGCAAGGCTTAGTATTAATTGTGAAATTGTCAGAAGGTTGGCAATTCAGCATGGATGTTACTAATAGTTTAGGCCCTTTAAACGAGGGCCTTTTTCTTTCTCCCAGCTTTTGATTAAGTTTGTTTATAAAATGAATTATTATGAAGAGATTGATTTACATATTTTTTGCCTTGGCCACCGTCGGAACCTTAAAGGCCCAGGATTACGGACGTAATTTGGGAGCGGTTAGCGTAACCTATAATGGATCTGGAAGTAAAACATTCAAATATACTGATGACCTTGTAGAGCTTTCTATACCAAAAGAAAGTATATCTGAAATTACTGTCCAGGCAAAGAATGTGTCTAGCTCCCCTATTTATTTCAACTGGTCCGAAAGTTACTTTATCCTGAATGAGGAAACTGTTCCCGTTGTTGATAATGCTGCCGGTAGTGCCGCTGCATTTGGATTGGCTACCAAGGAAGTGAATTCCGTTGCTCCGAATGCTAAAATAGCAAATGGGTCAAAGATTGATCTTAAAATCGGATCCAAGAAAGGAATGTTCTGGGACTATCGGGATGCTAACGATTATTTCAAACAAAATGGTAAACCACGGGAGGATAAACTAATCCTAGTCTTTGAACAGGATGGAAAAAAACTCGAAAAGACTATACCGATCCAAGTCTATACAAGTAAGATCGTGAAGCAACTAAAAAAATAATATAAGGCCCTCTCATACGAGGGCTTTCTTTTTATCCTACATTTCTTCATTACAAATAGAACAGGAAAATATTTTCTATTATTCATTCATACTCAAATAATCGTCACGAAAAATTGTATGTGAGACCTTTGTGTTAACTCAGAAAAAACACAAAAAAGTAACGCATGAATATTCAAGAGCGAGTTTTAACAGCTTTGAAACCCTTGGTTGCAAGTAAGGGGTTCGGAGCAACGACAGTAGAAGGGTTGGCTACAAACCTCAGCGCAAGCCTGTCAGAAGAAAGCACGGACGAGGATATCACAACGGCAATCAATGGTGCTATGCCTTTATTCAACATTATGCAATCGGAAAACACCCGATACGTAAATGAATGGAAGAAAAAGAACCCTACGCCAGCGAATCCAACTCCTGCACCACAACCAACTAATCCAAATCCTACAAATACTGAGCCGGCGCCTAATAGCGTTGAAGCTAAGCTTGCGGAGTTGGAAAATAATTACAAAAAGCTTTTGGAGCAAAACCAATCACTTTCATTGAAAGAGAAATGGAACAAGCTTGCTGAAGCAAACGGGATCAATAACGAGACTCTTATCTCAAAATGGCAGCCATCAAAAGAAGAAGACTTTGACAGCGCAATGGAGGAGTTGAAAGCGTTTAGCACGGAATTCGTGAAAAAGGCAGCAAATGACAAATCGCCTGGCAGACCTGGAAGTGGAACGCCTACAGATCCTGATCCTAAAAAACCTAAAGAGCTTACCTCGAATGGTAAAGCAGCTCTAGAGGGTTTTAAAAAATCGCAAGAACGCCATGCGAAAAAGGCGTAGTAATTTAAATTTTTAAACAATGAACATTCGTAGAGAGTCATACAACTCGGAGCCGCCAGTGTTTCAACACGACAAAACTCTTCAGTTATTAACTGGAGGTTTCGTATTGAAAGTGACAGGTTTTCCAAATGGTGCAATCATCCGAATGGGAACAGCCATTTTAGTTGATGAATTAGCGCGCACCGCTACCCCTGTTAAATCAGCAACATTGACTAAAGCTGTGGCTACTGCAGATACTTCTATCGAAGTCGCAAAAGGACACTTCTTGGTTGTTGGAGATAAATTGAATGGTAAAACGATCTCTGATATCGTTACCACCGATCCAACACATGACGTTATCACTTTAGCTGCCGGATATGGTAAAGCAGAAGCTAACGGAGCTGTTATCGGATCAGGTGATGGTAATGCTTTGCTTTATAACTCAATCAAAGTTATTACAGGTAATACCCATCCTGTTGATGCTGTAGTCGGAGGTTTGGTATATGCTCGTCGTATTGGATTTATTTCAGCGACTACTAAGAGCAACTTGCCAAACGTTATTTTTTCACAAACTAAATAATTGAGGGGATGGAATTACAAAGATCAGCTCTATTAGCATTTTTGGCGAATGAGGGAATCACGCCAGAAGTTATGCTTGAACAAGCGGAAGCTCGTTTCGCTCCGTTATGGTTCCCTCGATACTTTAGAACGCTTAATCCGACGGTTTCATTAGAGTATAAGACTATTTTAAAGTCAGAAACTTTAGAAGCTATGGCGACTGTGGGTTCTCGTGAATCTGAAGTTCCATTACACACACGCGAAGGTCTTGAAAAGCTATTGGGAGAGGTCCCTCCTATTTTTGTGGGTCGTAAATTTAATGCACAAGAACTGAGAAATCTCGAAATTCTTATTGGGTCAAATGCATTAGGATTGCCTGAGCGACTATTGGAGGTTATGGGCCGTGAACTTGAGGATTATATTTATTGTCGTAACTCTGTGTTACGCCGTTTAGACTTTATGTGTAAACAGGTAACATCTACAGGTAATGTAACCGTGACAGTAGAGAATAATGCTAAAGGTATTTTCTTTGATGTGCCCATCGTTACAGCGGATAATAAAGCAGTTTCTAGTGGAGATTGGGGTAATGTAGACACCGATATTATTGCTGATTTCGAAACTATGCGCAATAAAGCTCAAACTTTAGGCACAAGCTTCGATAAAGTCCTAATCGATGAAACACTATGGTTTAAACTGATCAAGAACAAGTCAATGCGTGACTTCTTGAAAGGCTATTTTAATCCAGGATCCAATGCCCGTTTTGCTACGAATTTTGAAAACGTGAATGCTGCTCTTACTGCAGAGCGATTCCCAACTTTTGAGATTATATCCGACTTAGCTTATGTAGAAAACGATGGTAAGAAAGAAAAACTTGATACAGCTGGATGGAATCCTGATAGTGCAGTATTCATCCCTTCAGGAGACCTTGGTGTAATTCACAATGCTTTAGCAGATGAGCAAATCTCACCTGTTGATGGTGTTCAGTATCTATTGGCCGATGGAGTCCATCTTTCTCGTTGGAGAACTCGTAAACCAGTAGCTGAGATTACAGAAGGTGTGTACAATGCTTTCCCAGGTTTGGAGCAAGCTAAGAAGATAGGAATCCTTAACACTAAAGGGGCTTAATTTTCCTCTTTAGTATATCAATATTTTATACTTGATATGAATAAAAAAGAAGCCTTTTTGAATGTAGTGCAGGTTGGGACAGTAGATGAAAGCACTGCCCTCCTGTACCTACTTTCTTCGAACATCAATGGCGATGATGAATACACGGGTGATTTGGCTGAATTGGAAAAATGTGCTGTTCCGTGTCTCCATTCTCTTTTAGCAGTTGATTCCCAAAGCGAAGGAGCTGCTTCATGGAGCCTAGATCGAGAAGGAATTAAAATAAGGCTTCTTTTTTTAGCTAAAAAATACGGATTCAAGGACATAGTCTCGGAGTTGTCAACAGTAGCGAAAATTACGAACATTAGCCGATTAAGGTAATGATACGCAAGAGAGTTCATAAGCTTAGATACAAAGAAGTTGTTTCAACCGATGGTTATCGTGATGAGTTTGGGGATTGGATTGAAGGAGAAACCATTGAGACGACAGTTACATTGAGTTGTCGGGCCGATGTGAACAGTGCAGGGAAAACAGTCAAGAATCATGATGGGCAAGATTTTGTGTATTCATTTGAGATATTTCTTGACCATATTCCAGACACTATGAAAAGGCGTATGGAGGTGGAAATTTTAAAAGGAGAAAAGGTGATTTTGACAGCAGAGGTTATAATGCCTTTTGAATTTCAACACCATGGGAGGATTTGGGTGTGAGAGCTAGATTTACTAAAAGCCAGATTAAGGAAGCGATAGAGATGGAAAAGATGAAATTCCATCGTGTTGTTGTGAAGGAATTAACTAAAGCTGGCAAAGAGTTCGTAAAGCTCGCAAGAGGTAAAACGGCAAGTGATGGTGGATTCAACGACGTTACTCGCAACCTTAGAAGCTCAATAGCCTATGCTGTCGTTTACCGTGGCAAAATCATGGATAGTAATTATACTAACAATGGAACCGCTACCGGAAAAGCTCAAGCAAGGCAGCTGATCAATGAAATGAAACGCCAATATTCCCAAGGATATGCCCTACTCTGTGTCGCTGGTATGGATTACGCTACGAAAGTTGAAAGCAAAGGTAAAGACGTGATCTCCGGATCTTCTCTCATTGTTGAAGAAATGCTAAGGAAAGCTATAGACAAACTAAAAAATGATTACAAGTAGCGAAGCAGTTGATATTCTTTACGTGTACCTGAAATCTTCAGAGTTGTTCAGTGACTCTAAGAGGCCTACGGGAGAACTGTGTAAAGGCGATAGGAAAGAAAATTCTAATCTTGAAGATGTTGTTATCAATATTTTGGGGCTTAATAGAAATCCTGTTCAAAGTGGATATATCTATCTCAATATCTACGTAAGCAACTTAGATCCATTGAAAGTTCCCGACATCGGAACAGGCAAAAATGTCCGTGATACAGCAAGATTAAAATATTTATCAAAACTCGCACAGAAGGTCCTTGAGGGAGATAACGGTGAATTATGGCTAGGACAAGATGTGTGCTTTGAGGTCGAATCTGATGCAATTGAAGAAGATGGCGACCAACATTATGCAAGTTTTAAAATAGAGTTTACAACAATTAAATAAAGAAAAGATGGCTAGAAAGAAAAATGTTTTAGGCCTAAAAGTCGTGTTGATGGGTGCCATCGCGGAAGATGGCGGTATGGGTACAGCTCTTACAGAGATCCTAGGCGATACAGTAAAAGGTTCCGCTTCATTGGTATTAAATGAAGGTACTACCGAAACCGTTGAGGTTGAAGAATACGACGAAGCATTCGACGAAGTAGATACCGCCCCTGCTAAATGGGCCTTCCAGTTGGAATCTTACAATGTTTCCGCAAAAGCGCTAAGTGATCTTGGAGGTGGTGAATTTACAGCAGGTGCTTCCGGCGCTGGAGATAGCATCGATATTGATGTACCAGAAGCAATCGAATTGTCTGTACAAATCGAAACTAGAAATGGTGCTAAATTCGATATTCCTCGTATGAAAGTTCGTATTAAACCTCAATTCGACTTCATGAAAGCACAATACGGTAAGGTTATTATCACCGGTACGCCGTTGAAACCAACCAAGGCAGGAGTAGCAACAATAAAGAAAACTGATGCTGCAGCATAATACAACGGCTAGCTAGTCTAGCCGTTTTATTTCATTCTTATGGAAGAAATCAAGAAAAAGGCTATTGAAACGTTCATTGACAAAAGTGAGGAGATCATTATTCCTCTTTTGCCAAAGAACTGGTTTCATAAAATATTACAAAAGGTTGGGCTCAAGAAAAAGGAGCTCATTTTTACATTACGGAAAATGCGAACCGGAAACCGTGAACGCATTGCTCCGAAACTATACGAATTTCCTGAATTTGTTCGGGATGAAACATATATCCTTAAGAGAGTTTTTGAGTTAACCGTCGATCAGCAAGCAAGTTTAAATTATGTAGTTGCTGTTGCCCTTCAAAACGATCGAAATGAGCCGACAATGGAGCTTTTAGATGCCGTTAAATGGCTTGATGACGAGCAGTTCTCCTACATTTTAGAAAAGTCGATCGGCTCTATCGATATTGAAAATTTCTTAAAATCTATCATCCTGATATCGGGAACAGCGAAGTTGATTCGGACGGAGAACCAATAGAAGATGAGCCTAGAAGCCCGGGAGATAATAGCCCGTGGATTAGAATACATAGTTATCGAAAATATTATCGTGAGAGCCGCGAATACGTTTTGTGGGAATTATCCTGGGACAACATGTACATGGAGCTAATGGCCATCCCAGAAATGAAAAAAGAAAACAACCAAGTGGAGACTCAGGAGGAAGAAGATGAATTCATCAAGCAAATAATGCAATAGACATACCCTTAAAGAAAAGCAGGAAATGAGATTAGATTGGGACGCATACATTAGGGATACGGAGTTCATGGCAACAATCCGTCGAATAGAGCAACGTGTAAACGATCTTGCCAGAAACGTTAATAATCGTGGCCGGGATATGGAGGACGTTTTTGGAAGACTTGCGAAGGTGGCAGGAGGATTTCTATCGCTTAATGCTGCAGAAGGGTTCATACAGAAACTAATTCAGGTTAGATCAGAATTCCAACAACTGGAAATATCATTCACAACGATGTTGGCCAGCAAGGAAAAAGCGGACCAATTAACAAAGGACTTAATTCAATTTGCTGCAACAACCCCTTTCGGAATGAAAGAAGCTGCTAATGCAGCCAAACAGCTTCTTGCATATGGCTCAAGTGCGAATACAGTAACCAGTGAATTAAGAATGCTTGGAGACGTAGCGGCCGGTACCAGTCAGCCAATTGGTGAGTTGGTTTATCTTTATGGTACGCTTAGAACCCAGGGCAGAGCTTATGCAGTTGATATCCGTCAATTTGCAGGGCGTGGTATTCCTATTTACCAAGAATTGGCGAAAGTATTAGGAGTTAATAAAAACCAAGTTAATGATCTTGTAAGTGCAGGTAAAGTTGGATTTGCCGAAGTTGAACAAGCTTTTAAAAATATGACTGCCGCCGGGTCGATGTTTGGCGGGTTGATGGATGCTCAGTCAAAAACAATCCAAGGTAATTTGGAACGTTTAGGAGATGCGATTGACGTAATGTTTAACAACCTGGGCAAAAAATCCGAAGGAACTATTAACGAAGTAATTGCGGGCGCTACTGTTATCATAGATAATTACGAAAAAGTACTTGACGTCATCGGCTCCTTAATTGTCATTTATGGATCCTATCGAGCGGCACTATTGGTTACTGCTGCTGTTCAGCAAATATCTGCAGCTGCAACCGTTGGTATGACTGCCGTTGAAATGATTCACTATGGTGCTATAGTTGCAAAAACAGCCGCACTACGTGTGTTGAATGCTGTTATGTTAGCTTCCCCTATCGTTGCTTTTACTGCCCTAATAGCTGCATCCGTAGCTGCCATATACAGTTTAACGCAGGTCACTGATGCTGCAACTGTGGCGCAAGATAAATTAAATCAGGCTCAAGATGCTGGCGCGGCAAAAGCTGATAGTGAAAAGAGATCCGTTCAACAACTCGTTGAGGTAATAAAAAGCCATACGGCTTCGGTTGAGCAAAAGAAAGCTGCATATGATAAGTTACAAGCTCAAACTAAAGGTATACTTGCTTCATTTTCCCAAGAGGACATTGCCGTTGGGAAGGCTACTAAAACACTTGATGAATATATTTTAAAAATTCAACAGGCTGCTTCAGCGCGTAAGTCTTTCGATGAGTTCAATGCAATGGCAGAGAAGATGGACGAACTGAATCGAAAGGGCATTGATGGCATAGGTGTTTGGACAAGGCTCGGACGATCTTTAAAAAACACATTTGCGCCAACATCTCAAGGCATTAATTTTTCTGATTGGGGTAAATCGCTCTTTAATGGAGATTTTGCTAGCCAACAAATAGTCAATCAGGAAAAGGCCGCCTTATCTACTGCAATGGATGAGCTAAAGAAAGAATATAATGATAAGTGGCAAGAAATAATTACCGGACAATCTTCTAGTGATGGAAATGTACAGGTAGTGGATAAACTTGCTGAGCCATTCAAAAACTTTAATGATATATTGAAGTCAGCCAAAAGCAAAGCCGACTTAGATAGCCTTAAAAAGGCATTGACTGAAAAAATGGAAGCGCTAGCTCCAGGTGATAAGGATATAGCCAAGTACAAGGCAAAGCTTAAACAGCTTGCGGAGGTTGAAAAGCAATATTCTCTTGATAATAAAGATACGACAAACGCTGATTTCCAAAGAGCTGAGCGGTACACGTCTATGATGAATGATATCGAAAAGGCTGGAGATGCTTATTTGAGATCGCAGATGAACCGAGATCAACAGGAAATAGAGTCCGTCAAAGACAAGTATCGTACTTTGCGGATGGAGATTGATAAATTCAATCGTGATCCACGTAATAAAAGTAAAATAGATGCATCGTCCTTATCAAGTGTTGAGCAAAAAGAGTTAGCAGAGACAAATATTCGTATTCAAACCCGTTACGACGTTGATTTATTGGATAGGCAAAAATCCCTATATGATGACTATGAGGAATATAAGAAACAAGTAGGAGAAGCTAAAGCAAAGGATCGGTACCGAAATCTGATCAATCTCGATTCATCATATATCCAGGAACTTGAATCAAAAATGGGAGTGCTTGCAACCATTGATCCTTCATTACGTACAGCTGCCGAAAATGAGGCTCTAGATGGATATTATAAAAAGCAAATTGCCTACTATGACGAAATCAGGAAAAAAGAATCTGATAGGTTTTCAGAAGCATTAAAGTCAGCAAAAACATTATCTGATAAACTCTTTGACGTAGAAAAAGATTACCAAGAGAAGGTTGCTGCTCTCCGTGAAAACGGAAAATTTACTTCGGAAAAAGACGATCAATTAAGATTGGAGATGACCCAAAAATATTCCAATGAAATTGAATCATCTCCTGAATTTCAAAAAGCCCTAAAAAACATTGATACAGCTGTTGGAACTATGGTTGGAAGTGCCTACCGCCATGGGAAAAACGTTGTTTTAGGATTAATAGACGGCATCCAAGGAGCAACCGAGTCTCAAAAGGAAGAACTGCGCCGGATATTTGGGAAATTCTTCGATGACGGTGCCAAGAGTGCAGATTTGGGACAACTTGAAAATGTAGCACAAGCATCTAAGGGATTTGCTGATTTAGCTAAATCAGCCGTAGAGCTGGCTAATGGATTAGCTAATGGAATGGATATCCTTAACAGTATGGTTCTTTCTGCAGGACAGTTATCGAGCACTTTATCAAACCTAGTCGATAACAAAAAAATGAAAGATGCCCTTGCTAGCATTGGCCCCTACTTTTCGATATTTGGATCTGCTGTATCTGTTCTTTCCAGTATCACAAATGCCTCTAGGGAATCAGCACAGAGAAATAGTAAGGAATTGCGGGATCAGTTAGATTATCAGAATGATCGGCAATTAAAATCTACAGAAGCCATAACCAAGATGCTTGAAAGACAATTGGAGCTTATGGATAAGATTTACGGAGCGGAACGTTTAGAGAAATACGGTAAAACCCTAAAAGAAATTGAGGATAATTATAAGGATCTCAATCGGCAATTGGAAGGTCGTTATCTAATGACTGGCAATAAAGAAAAAGACGAAATACTTACTCGCTTAAACAACGGAGAAACTGAAAAGCAGATAAGAAAATCTTTCCGTGGAGATGCCGTTGGTTTGGCTAAGGCCTTATCTGTCCTTGAACACCTCGATCGTTTTTCAAAAACATCAAGTATCGCTGATTTATCAAAAGATATCAATAAGGCAAAAGAAGAGCTTGCTAAACTTCAATATCAGGCGGATTTAGGTAACGTTGACGATTACACAAAAAAATTAATTGATCAACTCCAGAATCAAATCGATCTATATACCGATACTGTAAATAAGCTTAAGGAAGAAACCACGGGTAATTCTTTTAAGTCTATTCTAGGGAATCTTAGTGATCTATTTTTTAATTCAGGCTTGGATTCAGCAGATGCGTGGTCTAAGGGATTTGATAGTGTAATGAAAAATTATGCTATTCAAAAATTCTCTCGCGATTACCTTGAAAAAGCTGCACAAGAATGGTATGATCTGTTTGATAATTTGGCCGAAGGGGGTATTACTAGTTCTGAACGCAAAAGTTTGAAGGATGCTTGGGAAAAGATTCAGAAGGATGGTCAAAAGCGTGTTGACGAATTAGGCATTATTATAGGCAACGATAGTTCTTCTGGTCTCAATAGCTCTGTTAAAAAGGAATTAACCGAATCTACTGCCAGTGAACTGACTGGACTTTATCGATCAACATTCGAATATCAGAAGAGAACTTTTGAAGATGGTCTAAAGCGTACTGACCTTGCTGCAAAACATATCATTATTGCTCAAAACAGCAATAATGCGTTGAATGCTATTCAGCTGAATACGGAGGAAACAGTAAAAGAATTGAAAAATGCTGTTAGCCATCTTTCAAGTTTAGTGAAGAATACATCTCCACAATCAAATAGAGCATACGGAGGATAGTATGGAATACAAAATCAACAATAAACCGATAGAAGAACTTGGCCTTATAGCCGGCCGCCAAAGTAATAGCAACATCGCTATTGCTGGTTGCTGGGATATGCCTTCTCGTATAGGTAAAGTATTTCACGATTGGCAGGATGAGAATGGAGTAGAGCCATATTTGCGAGCGGATGAGATCTTCTTCGGCGGTAGGGATATATCACTGTATTGTTGGCTATCTCAAGGCGACCGTGGGAACTTCATTGGTACAGTCCAATCTCTTTACGATTACATAGACACTTTGCAAGGATCGGTATTCCCATTGTCAAGTGAATTTGGAACCTGGAATGTACAGTTGATCGAAGCGTCGTCTGTTTCATATCTCAATCAAGGCTATGGTAATATTGAATTGAAATTTCGTCAGCCGGTCGTGGAGATGACAGGGACAGTACCAGCTACAGCTTCCAGCGGTGTTGGAATTGATAATTTCAGTTTTGCTCAATTAGGGATTACAAAGATGCTGACTAAGGATCAGGCAAACCGTCCGGCGTCTAAGCAATGGGAAACAACAGCGTATGGAGTAGAACGTATTGGTCCAGTTCGTAGAAACATGAGGGAGTTTACAATTGATTTCTTTTTAGATCATCCCAGCTACAACAGCTTTAAGTCGTGTATTAACAACCTGCAATATTTGTTTTCCCGTCCCAATGCGAGGACGTTGAGATTGGATGATAATACGACACGTGAGTTTTTTGTAAAGGATGGGTTCAAGGTGACGAACGTTCGTGTAACACCTAATAGGGTGACAGCATTCCTTTCCCTAGCAGTTGCAGAAATAAGGATGCTTGAGAATTGGAATAAGCTTACGGATAGCACGAATTTAATTTTAGTAGACAAACATGGTCAACCATTGACCGAATTATTGAAAGGGTTTTAATATGGCAGAACTAGGAGAAGGAACGAAGGACGTAAGTCAGGCAGAGGTAAGGACTGATATGTCCATTAACGACAAGTTACTGCTGGTAAATGAAACGACAAAAGAGGTGCAACAAGTTGATCTTGATGTTTTGGGAAATACTATTGCTCCTCACTCAATGGTCGCGCCAGCTGAATATGGTGATTTTTTTGGATTGTAAAAATGGAGGAAGTATTATCACAACAACCGATACGGTCGGTTTACAAAGACGGATTAGTAGTAATAAGTAATGTTAAGAGCATTATTGATAACTCAACAACTTCATACACAGTTGTACTCAATTGGTATGATGGTACCACTATGGATGATTCAAAGATTGATCAATGGGGTGTATATTCGAAGTATAAGCCTACTGGTGAGTATCTAAGAGAAAATAAACCTCAATGGGGGGAACTATTTTTGGAGGTTGATACAATTAATGATTTACGTAATCTTTCTGAGTATAATCAATTGCTCGTAAAAATTGGATACTTTAAAGGGGTTCGATTGAATGGATTTTATAGCAAAGGAGATACGCCATACGCTGTAACTTATCTTCTTAGTACAACAACATTACCAGTTGACGCAATTAGTATCATTCAGGTTGGTGATATCAAGTTAGAAATGGTTGATAAATCAGTTGATCTCTTTCATTTTGGCGCTGTTAGCGATGGCAATGAAATCACCTATTCAGGCACAGACAATCGTCAGGTAATATTGAGTGCGCTGGATTACATTTCCCGAAAAAAAGGTGATCTAAATATAAATGGCAAGTTTTTTTCATCATCATTTACCATTACTCAAAGCGACCTGAACATCTTTATTACAGCAAGTAGCTTCCTGATTTTCAAACCGTCATATACCAATACCCAAGACAGGTCACTCAGAATATCAGGTGGCGCATCTAATATTACGATCAGTGGAATGGGAGCGAAATTTGTTTCACCAGAGGACTATACGACCGGAGAATGGAGGCATGTTGTAACATTACTTTATTGCACTAATGTATCAATATCAGGTATAGAATGTATAGGTGGAGGTGGAGACGGATGGAATATAGGGAATGATGTTGCTGGGCAATTACCAACTAAAGTAACATTAACCGATGTTAAAGCGACTCGCAATTATAGAAATGGGATCAGTTTCATAAATGGACATGATGTATCGATAATAAGACCAACATGCAAGAGCGCGCGAGGAACGTTACCTAAGGCGGGTATTGACATTGAAGCAAATAAAGAAATTGTCGAAGAGATTTCAGGCTTAAGGATCATTGATCCTATCACTGAAGATAATTCTGTTGGTTTATTGTTCACAATGGGGAATTTTACAAAACTAAAAGCTAAAACTGCTGATATTATCATAACTGGCCACCAATCAATTAAAGATGACATTGGAGCTTATTTAAACGGCTTTGGATCTGCTAATCCGTGGGTAAATAAATTAACAGGTTATATCAAATATCAAGGATCTATTGTCAGGTCGAAGACGATGGGGATGTATTTGGCGGCATGGGACGTGAATAAGGCTCCAACAATAGATATCGACGTGTATGTAGAGGACGCTGGCAATAATGTAGAGGGTGATGGTGCTCCTCAAGATTTAAGAAGGAGTCCTATTGTTATTTTTGCTAGTTATGATGCAACATTTGATATTGGTAATTATAATATTAAAGCGAAAATTAGAGATACAAGGGCCACACCACTTCACTATACTGGAGTCTATCTGGCAAACGATGTTCGTGCCATTCTGAACACTAAGATAGAAATAGATACAGATCAGCGCCGATATTCCAATTTTGATCTTTTTTCCCACAACGGATCAACAACAGGAAGTATTTCGTTTAAAAAACAGCCTGATTACACTGTGAATGCCTTAATGAGCCTTGCAGAAGTCTCAAGGACCTTTGGGGGAAAGGTTTTTATGAATACTGCGGGTCCACAAAATATTCCTAGTTCACAAAAATGGATAGGAAATATATTGGAATTCGAACAGAATATTGCTAATACCACAAGCGTAGCTTGTCAGGCCGGAGACTCCATTTTAATTGATGGTGCGAAAACTAATCACTTGGTTCTAATGGAGCCTAGGCAAAGTGTTCGATTACTAGCCACAAAGGATGGTTGGCAATTAATTGGTGGCAACTTTATGAGGGCTTCGACATGGCCAAACCGCCCAGCTATTACCTCTGGAACTCTCCCTTGGTTTAATAAGACCGATAATAAATGGATTTTCTGGAATGGTACAGCTTGGGTTGATATCATTCCAGTTACAGCGACACCAGCCTTAAAAGGCATTGTGAACCAATCATTGGCCTCAACAGATTCTGCACCTTCGCCAAGTGCAACGTACACGCAATCAGAAGTCCAATCTATCCTAAATGAACTAAGAGACCTTAAAACGAAGCTTAGAACAGCAGGAATACTTGCTTCTTAAAAAACTAAATAATATGGCTTTAAAACTAAATATTGGAAATATCAATTTACCCAAGTTGTTATTAAAATTGATAGATATCAGAGAGACAGACGAGTATCTCTATTTGAAAATAGATTACATATCAGGAAATGCTGATAGTATAACATTGGCGTTGATGGCGAGTGTTATAACAGAAGTAATGGAAGAGGAAATCCCGATTTATAATACACGTAATATCCGTGTACCTGTGAGCAACTATAGTTTTTCTCCAGATCTGCAGGGGCAAAATTTCATTGAACAGGGTTACGAATACTTAAAAACCTTGCCTGAATTTGAAGGCTGCGAGGACTGCTAGGCTATGAATACACTTCAATTATATAGGTGTGGAGCTGCCACAGTAATCATTCCGATAGACGAAAACACAGTCTACTTAGATGAGTGTATGGGCCGTTTTGATATTCAATGTCAATTCTTTTCGCCAACTGTGTTGGATATTAAAGTTGACGATTATATCAATTATGAAGGCGTAAGGTACACGATCAATGTTCCTTACCAAGTAACAAGGTCGGCGGTAATTCAGTACAATATTACTTTTGAGCATCCTTCATACTGGCTGAAAGATATTACTTTCAAGCATCTTGGTGCAATAGAGTTTTCTTTTTTCGGAACGCCAGTGCAGTTTGTACAGTTGGTTGTTGATTGTATGAATGTTGACGATAGTGGCTGGATGGTTGGGGCATGTGATGTTGCCGACGAAAAGTTGATAGATTTCTTTGCCGATAGTCAGGGCTATTCATGTAAGGGAGCCCTACAGAAATTTGCTGAGGATTTTGAGCTGGAGTTTTGGTTTTCCGGTGATGGAAAAACCATCAACCTTACCAAGCAGGCGGGCCAGCAAACGAAAATCGGATTCTCCTATGGACGCACAAAAGGATTGTATTCCGTAGAGCGTGGTATCTTGGAGACTCCGTTGTACAATCGGATTTATGGATTTGGTGGAACCAAGAATATTCCTGCGGACTATCGAAATAAAGCAAAACGGTTAACATTCAACACAGGCAAGATAGAGCGGCCTTTGGCTCCTGGTGAACGCCGTCGGGAAACAAGCGTCGTGTTTGATGATATCTATCCGGAGCGTACAGGTACCTTAACCGCTGTTTCTGCGGATTGGCTTTCCCTTACTGATACATCACTTGATTTCGACCTTAACGGTAATCTGATCGAAGGGGAAACTGCAAAGGTAGTTTTCAAAACAGGTGAGCTGGGCGGAAAGGAATTTGAAATTTCCTCTTACAACAACACTACTAAGACAATCCGAATTAAAACGAATACCGAACAGGATGGGTATAAAACTCCGAATGCGACCTTTTCTCCAAAAGTTGGAGATAAGTACACGCTTGTTGGAATTAAGCAGCCCCAATCTTATATCACCGATGCTGAAAACAGATTGTTCAAAGAAGTTGAGAAAAGCTTTAAAACGCTCACACGACCTCCATACCGGGTTGAAATTGATGAAAAGTATATGCGTGAAAATGCTTTTACTTTAAAATCGGGAGACCGTGTGCGTTTAAAGGATGATAAGTTGGGAATAGACGACATGATTCGTGTTACATCCGTCTCGTTCCCGCTTGTCAATCCGAACCAATGTACAGTTGTAATATCTGATCAGATCACTTATACCCAGGAAACACAGAACGTGATCGATACAGGTAAGGTGAAGGAAGAAGTGAAAACGATTAACCGTCAAAAGGCAGAGGAACAACGTCGCCAGGCATTGCGTATGCGCCAGTTACAAGGCAAGATTTTCGATCCGGAAGGAGACTATTTCGACCCTGCTAATATTAAACCGTTAAGTATCGAAACGCTAATGTTATCGGTTGGAGCCAAGTCGCAAAACTTCTATTTGGATGGCATTCGTATAATACCCAATGTAGGCAACGATCCGAATGCTATTCAGATAACAGCAGGAAAATTGATTCATCGTGAGGTACAAATCGAAGGATTGGGGTATATCTGGGAGATGGGAGGACTGAATCAGTCAGGGTTGGACCCACTGAAGTCGTATTACCTCTCCGCGAAATGCTCACGCACACAGCTCACAGGCCAATGGGTACTTTCTGAAACACCTATCAAAACAGAAGCAGAAGCTGGGTTTTATCACTTCAATTGTGGCTTGCTTTATAACGTTTTGGAAGGACGAAGGGATTACGCTTTCACCAATGGTATGACCTATATTAACGGCGATACGATTCGCACAGGGAAGATTGGGGCTGAATTCATTGATGTAATAGGATTGTTTGCGCAGATCATTACTGTAGGTTCTGATGGGTTTGTAAATGCTGGTATAAGTGGAGTTACCGACAGAGATGAAAAGTCTATTCGCTTTTGGGCAGGGGCTAACGAGGAAGATAGATATACAGCTCCTTTTCAAGTATTGGACGACGGTACATTTAAAGCATTGGCAGGTATAATAGGAGCATTCAATGTGATGTCAAACGCAATCTACTTTGGTTCGACAAATGAGATGGATGCAAATTTATATTTCACACCTCGGTCTCTTTATTATCGCACAAATATGGCTGATGAAGCAGGGTCGACAGCAGTAAAATCAAGGAAAAGCGTATTAGTAAATGTTAGTCCAACTTCGCAGCTTGCTATGCAGCTTAGGTCCCAATCGGTGAATACCGATCCTGGAGTAAGGGCTCCTAATGTTGGGTTCTCAACTGAAGCTTTTGGTTCTCCAAATAGTGACGATGATATAGCATTAAGGGTGCCGCAGGGAAATGTTCAAGTAGGTGGAGATCTTGGGTTGGATACGGTTATTCAAGTAAATGCTTGGAAACAGGATGTTGGAGATTTTAGAACGCTCAGGTTAACATATAAAAAAGGATGGTTGGTAGAAAGATTTTGGGAATCGTAAAATTTAGAAAGGTAATATCATGCAAGTAAGAAACAATTTATTATACAATAACGACGGGACTCAGGTGGAGTTCCGTCAATCTCCAAATGTCAGTTCAGGGAAAAAGGATATTCGTTTTATTGTCCTGCATTACGATGGAGCGAGTAATGAGACCTCAGCGGTAAATTGGCTCACAGACCCTCGATCGAAAGTCAGCTGTGATCTTCATATCGCTAAGTCAGGGAAAGTTATTCAGATGGCTAGATTCAACCAGATCACGTGGCACGTTGGGGCTAGTGCTTGGAAGGGTTTGACCGGATTGAACAAGTATGCGATTGGTATCGAGCAGCAGAACGTAGATGCGAGAAGTGAATGGACGGAAACACAGATCCTAAAATGTATTGAGGTTTGCAAAGCATTGGTGGCTGCATATCCTTCAATCACTGAAATACTTGCACATTCAGAAGTAGCAACGCCAGCCGGCCGAAAAGATGATCCGGGGCCAAAGTTCCCGATGGATCGAGTGAGACGCGAGGTGTTTGGTGTGGTGACGAAAGTTACCACCAGTGGTTTGAATTTACGATCAGGTCCAGGAACCAACTTTTCCATAGTGGAAGAGCTTCCGCGTGGTACCCGAGTTAATGTATTGTCGGAGTCTGGATCATGGTCAAATGTTGAAGTAGGAGGATTAAAAGGATGGGTATCTAATCAGTATTTAAAATAATGGCAGAGGGAAAAGAAGACGATTTCGTTGGCAAACGAGTAAATGATGTTGGTAAACTTGCTGGCTGGGCCAATAGGGATATTCTTGCTATGGTAGCTGTGTTTTTTATGGTAACAACAGGATTGTTGCTTTATGCATATATCAAACAAAATAATGATTTGAATGCAAGAATTACAGAAGAAGTCCGCAAGCAGGTTAACCCGGCGGTAGATTCTAAGGTTTCAACTGCTCTGCCAAAGGCCGTTGAAGATGCTGTGCAGCCAATGAAAGAAGGAGTTGAACAGGGTATGCAAAAACTGGATACCGTATTGAATAAAGTGATAAACAAAGAATAGTCGCTATGAAAAGACTTATTATGATATTGCTGTTGTTATTCGGTGTAATAGCATCAAGCTACAACCAGGGCAAGAAAAAGACATTACCGCCTGAGTTCGTTGTGAAGTGGAACAATCATTTGGATAGTGTTAATGCTGTATTGGATGGGAAGGTTAAGTAAGGTTTTGGCAATGGTGGTCATAGTGACCGCCTTTGCTTCCTGTGGGTTGTTTCGAAAGTCAACTAAACATGTAGAAAAACATTCTTTGGAAGTTGTCAGTAAGCGCGATAGCTCTTTGTCTGAGAAAACGCAAAAAGACAGTCTACAAAGAACGATTAAGACTGATCAAGGCATAACTATTACTGAAACAGAAACGACTACCATAACAAAGAAACCTGGTGGTAAATTAAACGCATCTGTTGATTTAGACAAATTGAAATCAGGTGAGGAGATGCTATTGAAGGATTCCGCTGGCTTCCGTATATCAGCGATATTGGACAGTGTCAATAATCGTCTTTCCATAAAGTCAGAAGCTCCACAGGAAGAAAAAACCGAAAACAAAAAGGAAAGAAAATCTGAATATAATAATAAGAATGAGTCCCACGAAAATAAAGGATCTAAACATATTGAAAAGCAAGTAGCCACATCTCAGGAACATCGGCAAAAGGAATCGACTAAAATAGAGGATATCCAAAAGGAGCCAAAAGGTTCAATGATGATTTGGTTAGGAATAGGCGCTTTAGTCTTCGTGATTGGATTGCTTTTATATTTCGGTATAAGACCAAAAAAGCTAAAATCAGAAAACAATATGTAAATACATTTGTTATATAAGTTCTCCACTATTAGGTAACTATAAAACATGTCAAGGTCGAGATTAGTCTCGGCCTTTTTTTTTCAAACTAAAGTGGAATTGCATTTGTACTATAGATACTTTTCAAAAATATAGGTTAATAATGGCTAAAGCCTTGTGTTCCCCACTCAAGGCTTTTTTATTCCTCCCAACCCAATTCTTCAAGAAATATTGTAAGCTCATCTGTTGTTAGCCAGCTATCGTTATTGCAAAGCATTACCCATTGACCACCACGAAAATCTACGTCCATTATAAAAAATCTATCAATCAAAATTTGAAGTGTGCCACCTCCATGTAATACTGAAAGCTGAACAACTTGCTTTTGACCATCCACCATACATTCGAATGTCGCAAACTTTTTCATCGAATATCATCCTTTATCCATTTTAGTTCGCCTCGTTTGATCATGCCTATGTATTTTTGCACGTGATCGTCGGTCAAAAGGCTATTATCTTCAATATGATAATCGAAAGTCTTTGAATACTTGTCATGCTCAATGCTGCCAACATAAGCGTTGTTAAGATAGATATGCCAAAGGCTATATTTCTTCGCGCGAACTTCGACTACCTGGCGCTTGCCTTGGTGATAAAATAGCTCGGGCACATCGTGATCAAACTTGATTATCAACGCATCAATACAGGCCTCCTTTATATCGTCGGCAAGTTGACCATATGCTAGTTCCCATTCTCCGGCAGACTTACGGAAAATATAAAACGTATGACCGTTTTTATTGTATAGGTAGTAGTCTTTCATGCCCATACTCTTATCGTGTATGCTGATTTGAACATACAATACACGATTTCGACAGTGGACTTCTAACGGTTTCATTTTTCAAAATTACTAACAATATTAGCAAAATGTCAAGATTTATTTTAAATTTGATTTATGAAACTAAGCAAACAACCACCGGAAGGTTATGTAAATCATGTCAGAGAATCGGCTTTACTTGCTGCTCAAAATGTTGGAATTGAGACAGGTGCAAAGATACTTGAAGAAGGATTAAAAGCGTGGCCAGACGAACTGGAAGCCGCCATAAAATGGGTTGTTATGGAAAGGAAGAAACTTAAATAGCGTCTTGTATATCTGGGCGGTTAGTGTCACCTTTGGCTCCTGTAACACGGAAAACTTTATGCGCGCCAAGTTCACCCTCATAAGGGATCATCAGTTGCTGAACATCTTCTTTACTGGAAGCATTGAGCCACGCATCGCGACGATCGGGAGGAATGATTAAAGGCATACGTTTTTTCTCATTGTGGATCTCCTCGAGTAAAGGATTGGCGGCTGTTGTAATGACCGAAAAAGTAGGGTAGACGTTATTCGTCTCGTAGTCCTTGAAATTAGCGTATACAACTCCTATAGTGAAAATTTCCTTTGTAGGAGTGTATATGTAATAGTTTTCAGTGTCTTTTTGGCCAGCGACTTTGTGCGGCTCGTAAAAGCCATTGACGTAAAGTAATCCACGTGTTTTCAGGATGGAATTCTTGTATGATGCCTTTTCAAAAATTGATTCAGATTCGGCGTTCAATGTGTTAGCATATTTGGATGCATCGTCCTCCGTCTTTACCCAGAAAGGTATAAGCTTCCACCGAGCCGGAACCACGCTGTCCTGGTCCTCGTTTAAAGTAACTGGGAGGTATGGCCGAGTAAAGCCACTCACATGAAAAATCTCTTCATTTTGATAATGAACGTTTTTTCCTTGTAAAGCGTCTACTAATTGCTTGGTGCTCGGAGTGGAAGTATGGTAACACATAATTTTGTATATTTAATTAAAAGTAACAAATAAAATGCGATTTGAAAAGGTTACTCATGGCGTATTGAGAAAATTGCAGAGTCAGGGCTATAATGTCCTTATAGCTCCAAGCGATTGCGAGGACAACGAAAATGTAACATGGAAGGCTATCACGGTGCCAAATGTAATGGACTGGTTAGTTGCTTTAGATTGTGAGGGATGGACGAACATACCGTTCAAAGAGCCTAATATTTGGGTTATTCAGGATGTGTTAGATAATGCTGACGAAGCATATCTTTATGGAAGCGTATTTATTGAGGAATAGATTATGAAAACATTACAGCAATACTATAATGAAGCTGGAGAATACGGGCGCAAGCTATATTTGAGAAATGAAGCTATTCGAACCGGAAAATGGGATATGTATGAATCTACTGTAAAGGAAGAGTTCCCAGATATTGCAGATGCCGAATTGGAGGAATCGCGCGAATTAGCTAAGGGAATAAAACAAATGTCAAAGCAGGAGTTTCGAGAATGGATTACTAAGAATCGGGTTAATATGCTCACTTCCGACCTTTATGTATTAGACGAGGGTGCGATATTGACCGGATCGGTTGTCCCACCTGGAGATCTACAGTTTATTATTGGAGATGGTATAGAGGATCTAATCCAATGTAATGTGTCTCCAAACGACGTTTTAAAACTAACTAATCACTCTGTTTATTGGGTTGATCCAATAGTAAAAGCCTAGATTGATATTATTTTCGTTATATTAGTTATTCACCAAATTATATTTCTCATGCAAGACAACCCTTATGTAAAGAGTAAGATTTCATATTTAGTCGCTGGATTAAAAGAGTTATACGGATTAACTGATTATGAAGCCCTTGATATAGCATTGAAAATAGAACGAAATGAAATTTTAGAGAAGTCATTTGTTTTAACTAATTCAACTTATAACCCTTCCACCTTAGAAGAACTAATTATTACCATTAGAGACAAAAAAGCCTAGATTGTTAGTCTAGGCTTTGTTTATAATAATGATACAATATGTTAATTTATAGGACCGTCTCCTCCTCTAAAGCGAACGCTGTATACGGTTTGGATAGAAGTTCCACAACTGTTAGTTTCTGTTGCTTTAAGTTGAATATAATAATCCCTTACATTTCCTCCTATAGAATTCGTGTTTAATGTAATCTGATTACCTACGACATTAAGTGTATAAGGCATTCCCGGACCAGCATATGCCTCTATACTAAGAGTAGAGTTGGGGTCGCTCTTATATACTGAATAAGTGTATGAGTTGTTGCTTGTAACAGTTTGGGGTCCCGATATTCTTGGTGGAAGGGTGCCAACTGTAATTGATTTTGTATACCTTTTACCTCCGGAAGTTGAAACAAGTTGTACGGTACCCGAATTTGATCCAATTTTAGTTACTTTCCACTGATTGTTGCCTAAGGCGGTTAAAGTAGCAATTCCAGTCGCGTTTTCAAGTGTTATAGCGCTTGGACGTTCAATGGTATATGTAGCTTCTCCACATAATTGAGATGGGCCTATAAAATTAGGAACATTTATAACTGTTATATTTCTTGTTGATTTAGCGACAGCAACAATTCCTGGATTCCATGAATTGTTCACTGCATCATAATCAGACTTAAAATGAGTTTTTAATTTTCCTGATCCTAGATATTCTTTATATAAAGTTAGATTAACAACTACGTAAGGAGAATACAAACTACCTGTCATTGGGCGCCATTCATTTCCACTAAGATCGATAGCATTACTATGAGGTGTATAATCGAATCCATTTGTGAGCTCAAATAAAATACGTGCAAAACTTTTTTGTGGAACCATCGTGAAATTTCCACTTCCGAATGGGCCTTTTAATTTAAACCGCATAAAAACTGGCAGAACAACATCATTACCTGTGTTGTATACAGTATCCATAACATTCCCATTGTATGGTTTTATTTCGAAGTCATCAAAAAAATCTGTTACTTTCACAGGATTAGTCTGCGCAAATGTCAAAACGGAAGCAAATAGATAGATAGCGGATAATAATATTTTCCTCATTATTTTTTAAGTGTTAGGTAATCAGATGGTAATACTTTTAAATAGTCCTTGTAAATGAAGACCTCCTCATCTTGGATAAATTTAAGATCTTCTTTTGGTAAGCCAGAGTATTGGGCAAACACTGTAAAGGTTGAATCTTTTGGATAATCGTGGCCTGCAATTTTGATAGTTTCAACAGTTGGCTTTTCAGGCTCAGCAGCCTGCTCTTTCTTACACGCACTAAAGCCTAGCCCTAGTAGCGCAATAAACATTAAATATCTTTTCATTTCTTTATAAGTTTGCAAGCTTACTAATTTAAAGTATATTTTCTGTTCTTATTGGTTAATTCTACACAAAAGTGTGGCGAAATAAAAAATTTCCCCGAATACTTTAGTCGGAGCGCTTCTCTTTGTTGTTTGGTGAGGTTCATCGCTTTAATTTATAGCGTTTGTATTCTGCTTCAATTTGTTCGTTAGTCCAACTTTTTAGTATAAATCGAGCTTCATATTCTATTGTAGTACCTTGGACATGGTGGCATCTACCATCATTGGTGTGGTAGATGAATAGTAAGAAACCGTAGTCATCTAATGGATTCATATCTTTACCTCCAATTCTTTTCCAGTAAGTGCAAAGTATAGGTTTTGGAGTTGATGGAGGTATATTACATTTAGGATATCAATATCGAATATGCTGACATACGCATTAATATTTTTCCGAAGAGATACTTCAATGTATAAATCTTCATTGATCACTAACCTAAAGTCTTTGTATGTCGAAACATCTTCAAACCCACAATTCAATAATATTTCCTCTGTCAGCTTGATAGCCCGCATTTCACATTGATAAAGCATAGGCTCTGTTAATCCGTTAGGATGCTCAACGATAGCCTGTTCTTGGCCTATCAACCTTACTTTGACAATAACATCACGGTCTTTGAAATGGTCGGATGCTACGTAGTTTCCGACGCGTAGTTCGTTTGCTTGAATCATATCCAGTTTTTATTATCTGAAATTTCTCCGGCTAATTCTGAATCTCTTTGCCCTATTTCTTCCAAATGCACTAAAGCACATTGCCGAGCTTTGGTAAGGTTCTTTTGTCCATATCGGTGCCTGTCTTCGTCGAATTTATAGTCAATAAGCTGAATGTAGAACTTATGAACTAAGTCGTAGGCTTGTTGTCTTACTGTTGTCATATTAGGCATGTTAATGTATAAAACATTCTATTTCAAATTCCTTTTCACATTTTGGACATCGGACATCATGTGATACATTCCAACCTTCTCCAAGGTCTATATTATTACACCACCATTCTCTGTCATAGTAATCGTCTATTTCTTTTCCACAGTGGGGACATGTAATGTCATAGCTGATATGTACGCTACCTTGTACTTTTGGTATTTGTTTATCTTCCATCTCTCTTCTTCTTTATACGCCTAATATGATAGGGGTGGGGTTAAACATTATGCCGCTAATTTTATATGATTATGGAAATCGTCGTGGTATGAGAATATCTCCTGTTCAAGAGCTTGTAGAATAACTTTATAAGCTAATGGTACGACTGAATTTCCGATGAACTTCTTTTGTTTAGTTTCAGGGCCAATCATAATGTAATCTTCTGGAAAGCCTTGAATTACTAAAAGCTCATCCACTCTGAGCATACGCATTAAGATGTCCGAAAGGCCATATTCAAACATTACTTCGATAAGCTCGATTGCTTTCGTTTTTTTAGCGCCTGGTTCCTGATTAATATATGACCAGTCTTTTTTGTCTAGAAAGTCAACAATAGCAGGATTAATTTTCCCTTCAATCGTATTTACAATTAACAAAGGAGCCTTATGCTGACTTGCTACTACAGTTGGACATGCGGTGTCTATGCTTGTTGTATGTCCAAAATGCGACGGATTGCGGATGAATGACAATAAATTAGCCTTTGGCACCGTCGGAAGTGTTCCCATTGCTGTATCTATTGAGGTGGTGAAACCAGTACGGTAATTACGAAGAATACAGCATATTTTGCCAAAACGATCTTTAGTCGGTATTGTGCCAGCAGGCTCATCCATTGAGTTCAGGTTGTGCCCGTTACCATAATACTTATACATAAAATCGTTTTCATTCTTTGGAGCAAATTTTAAAATACCGGCTATTATAGTGTCGAGGGTATTATCTGCTAACCGCTTTTCTCTTGTAAAGATGCTCTCACCCTCGTCAGTGAAATCAATCAAATCTCGGACGGCGCGCCAAGGTTTTAGTGATTCTCCAAATAGATCAGGTTGAGTTGAGCCATATTTTGAATGTGTCGGTTTTGGCCATGCAACAGGGATGTTTGGTTTTGAGAAATTAATGAATAATCTATTCCTAGAAGTATATGCACCAAAGTCAGCTGCGTTTAGGATTCTATAATCATACGAGTACCCCATCTCTTTTATACTTTCAACCCACCTGAGATAGTCTTCACCTTTACGAGAGGAGATAGGAATATATGCGGGCTCTTCTCGATCCTTTTTCTTGTTATAAATCCATTTCAACTCGGTGTGGGCATACTGTCCTTTAGATAAATCCTCTTTATGTTCCTTTACTGCTTTTATTTTCATTGGCCCCCAGGACATAAACTCCTTAACATTCTCAATTGTGATAATGTCTGGATCTATTGCATAGATATATCTATCTGAATGCTCTGGCAAGGATCTACTGTCTGCATCGCGGGGTTGACCACCTTTAGCAATGCTATAATTAGTACATTCATGACTAAAGTGCATGACAACCTTTGCATTTGGGTAGAATGCACGATATAAGTCGAATAATCTGATTAGACGTTGAAGTTGTGGTGACTTAAATAGGATTCCATGAATTACCTGACCATATAATTCTGTGATATCTTCATTGAAATGAACTGTATCAGGCATGTTTAGAGAATGGCAATCAATCGCTACTGAGTCATGGTTTGCACCACTGACAACAATAGTATTTTTTGCAGACCTTGCACCGTAACCGACTCCACCAAAGCCGCAAAAAAAGTCTCCCAGCAAGAACTTTACTTGTTCAGGATTTAGAACCGACCTTGGGTGTATCATTGGCCGGATCTTCCCGCGTGTTTTACTTTTATATAGTACCATTGGTTTGTTTTATATTTGTTAATTCAATAAGTTGACATCACACAGTGGCCGTGCGACATTTTGTATTCTGTTAATTGCTCGTCCGTCCAGTGTCCAAATTCTTTAATTGCTTCTTCAAGGATATCTTCCAGTGTTTTGCCTTCGCCTTTAACGCCATGGTTTTTATCGCCTTTACATTCCCACTTAACCATCTTCTTCTTTTCATAAAAGACCCATAAATAATAATCTAGCGGCATGAACCTGTATAGCCAAAGCAATTCCTGTTTTGTTATATATGGACATTTCTTGCAATTTGAGGGGAAAGGCAATTGAAACCCCATAGCTTCAGTACGATCGTGGATATCCCATCGAGCGATTGCTTCGTCGATAAGACAGTAGCATTTCTCAATACCCATTCTGAACCATAATGGTATCGGATGACTCCACTTTTTATCAAATACGCGCTGCATCTTCTTAAGTTGTTTCTTCGATGCTTTCATTACTCGTTTTTCTTCGCCATAGGCAATTCCAATAATGACTCGTATCTTGCCCTGATCTTCTGCAAATTTTTTGATGTAGTGTTTTCCCTTAGGAATCTTAGAGCCTCTGTACCCATAATATTCCTGCGCAATGTAATGGTCTAGGAAATTGTATATAACCTTTATCTTAAGGTTATCTGTGCATGACCTCGACCCAGTCATTGACATGATATTTTGATTTCTTTCAAATTGTGCAGTTAGAGATTTCCAAGTTCTAGGGTGGTATGGAGACTTGCTAAGAAAATAGAACTCAATATTATTTTCTTTACAAAGTCGTTGGATATATAAGATATGTTCATAAGTGTGGTTAAATTCATCACCAGTATCGCTGAAAACCACGATCAAACGTCCCTTTACATACTTTTCCCTGAACCACTTAAAAGTAATTATCATATAGAGGATAAAAGAGCTATCCTGCCCAGCTCCGAATGACAGCACTGTTAATTCTTGTTTACTCATTGTCTAGTCTTTTAAAGTCGGAAATACGGACAACAATCTCATTACTGCGCGAGTGGCGAGACCGAAAAGTCATCACCTCATCTATCACACGGGATAGTTCGCGAGGATCGACACGCTCTATCGATGCAGCTTCTTCCAATGTCATAGTCTCGCTGATAACAAGCTCGATTAGTTGTCCTAGTTCCTCAGTGTTCATTTCTTTTTCTTATTTTGGTGTTATGAAAAGGCATACAATTATTTACCTACTTGGAACTATTATTATGATTGCGAACGCACTCTTTTTAGTTCCCTACCTAATTGAAGAATTAGGAAAGTCGATTGGTAAATAGCTTATCTTATACCTAATCGAAATATTTGCCGCTCTTGATTAATTTCTCATCCTTCAAATAATCGAAGAATGTCCCACCATACCATTCGGAAGCCGTTATATAATCTTGGTACCGTTGCTTAGATCGCCAGTTCTTTTTTCTAAACTTTTTCAAATCGGTGCGCGATTCCAAATAGGTTATTCCGCTAGTAGGATGACATGGGTAGGTGTTATCTGTATCGTCATGGAAAACCACACCGATATAATTGCCCATATCTTTTGATATAGTCCCTTTACGGTTGCCATGCAATATGTCCTGTCCGATTTGGGCATTTAGGCCATAGTGGTTATTGATCCATTGTAGAGGCATTTCGTTATTCACCGTATACCTCCTTTCTTGCTTTTAGCATCTTTTCAGCGATGCTATATGACTCTTCATATATTTCTGCGTAGGTTCCTTTATGAGCTATAATAAGAGCGTTAAGCGCCTGTATAGCAAATTGGTCACGAAGCTGTTTTTCTTCTTCACGATTTATTTCCTCAAATCGCTTTTTATTTCTTTCAGCGCCTTGTTCCAAAAGTTCTTTTGCTCGCTGTTGAATTTCGTTATTCATTTGTTTTAAGATTTAAATTGCTGTTGTTGTTCGTTGACTCGATGTAATTCTACGCCACCACCACATATAGGGCATATATCATATTCGAAACTTCTTCCATGCCATTCTGAATATTCACCATCTTGTTCGCACTCGCTTCTATATCCTTCCCAATCACAATCAATACACATAGCCCAGTTTTTGGCTTCCTGTATTACTTCTTGCTTTGTTTTCATGGCCTACTTTACTTTAAATTGAATGGATTTGCGATAGATATATCTAGTTCCATCCAGGAATCGAACAAAAATCCAATCATATCTTTCACCTGATTGTATGAAGCATATTCTTCTTCTGTAATAACAGCCGATGAATCAAACCATAAAACTTTTTTGTCTTTGTTGGCCGGAAGCCTGTCTTTGGCTAAAACAGGACGATAGGATTTTTTAAAAATCGGCATACCAGCATAGACTACTGCTAATCTGTGATCTCTTTCCATGAGTGTTTAAATTAAAATGTGTGTGTTACTTTAATTCAAAGGTATGTACTATATTTGATATATGCAAATAATAATATATATCATTTATAAAAATGTGATATATTTTCGGTCAGCAAATAATTGTCAATCCTTCTACGGAAATCAGCATAGATACGATAATAGTGTTTGGCGCTGCTTATATAGGTGCAGTACTTCCCTTTGGATATATTAAGTGCGTCACAAAGCTGCTTTACTTCCTCTTTTTGCATCTTCTCATTTATACCATAGAAGCGATAAAATGGACAATTAAGCAGATAGAAAATAATACATATCTCCCTTTTTGACTCTACAACAGACGTTTTTATATCATTTGACTTTAGTATTGAAATAGGAGTATTTTCAAGCAATGAATATTGGTCAATGATCTTATAAACATCATATTCCCTATTCCGTTCGTCAATAAGGCGTTTGATTTCATTATCGATGTGCTGGGAAAGTTCTGGCGATATCTTTTCCAAAACTTTAAGTTTCATTAGCTTTACGAACTCCATAAAATAAAATATATCAGTGATAAAATATCGCTATACTCCGGCCATGAATTTATCCACCATTTGTATGAATTCATCAATTGTCCGGCATACAACTACCTTGTGTTTTAAATAACGCAAAATACAATGTACAGCATCTTGTTTGTCTGATGTCTTACTTCTTTTATTCAGTGTTTTCATTTCAATGAAAAGGATATCTGACCTTTTTATAACCTGTAGATCTGGAAACCCAGCTTTCAGGCCCATCTTTTTCAAATGTCCTCCAGTCCTGGAATTTCGCCTTCCCTCATTTGGAATAGAGACAATAGCTCCCAATCCTCGATTTTCGTACTTGTACTTGAACCAATCGACGCAGGCTTTCTGTAATGTTCCCTCCGCTCCCATCTATAACCTATTTAATGAAAAACCTTTCTCCTTGGCAAATATTGGATGAGCTTCGATATAATTGTGACATGATCTGCATACGGCTAAAAAATATCGCTCATTCGTAAGTAAGTTGCCTACTCGTCCCCTTTTATGATGTAAATCAGTGGACAGAATAGTACAATTAGATAATCTCGCTTGACATGTATTGTATTGCTCCATAAAGATACGCCTTTTTTTTAGATACAAAACATTTTGAGACCTCCTTTTTGCACTTTGCTTCGGAATAATATATTTCTTTTTATTACGGGAAACCGTTATTACCTTTTTTTCTTTTATTTCTTCCGTCGGTTCTAATTCTTTGGCTTCCGACTCCTTGACTTTTTTACGATTTTTCCAATAACAGAATTGGCACCGTCCGGCGATTAATCGTGTTTTATTTTGGCAGTCGGAGCATTTACCTTCCTTTGCCTTTATCATCTCCTAGTTCATTGAGATGGAAGGAATTTCACGAAGGCCTATATGTTCGCCCTGGGATTCGATTAATACACCGGATTCGAGTTTCAAGAAAATTTCCATACGCTCGGCTAAGGCTTCCTTTTGCTCCTGGTTCAATTTCAAAAAACCAGTCTTAGTGGTGATAATGCTAGGAAGTCTTTTTACTAATCTTTCTTTTAAGTTTGCCATGATGTCTATTTTAGTATTGTTGTGAATTGATTTTGTTATTTATTTTTCTTTCGACAAATGTGTCTATAGTGAAGATGGTTTCGCCTATTTTCAAAGCTCTTAGTCCTGCTTCCAGTTTGAATTTCCGCAATTTGCTACCTCGGAATAGGTTATCAAATTGTTTCATTGAACGCTGATAGAATTTTTCAGCTTCTGATAAAATCCTTGGTGGCTCAGACTTTTTTTCCTCTAATTTCCTTTTTCTGTGATCATTTACTGCCGCGTTCATCACTTCGATTACTTTTGGATGAAATGAGCCTTGGGATTGATATTTCCTTTCGTTGTGAATATTCTCTATTTCCTCAATCTTAGCGATGTTGTAAGCTTCTAAAGCTTCCAAGATGATGCTGCCATCAATACGGTCGTAAAACTTTCCATATTGCCCTCTTTTAAGCCACATGAAGAATAGTTTAATGTCTGCCAAGTTGAGGTCGGGATAGCATGCCAAAATCATCTCAATAGTTTGGGCAATTTGGCTGTCGTTCATAACCTTTCCGATATTAAGAAAGTCGAGAAGGTTCTCAAATTCCATTGCTATCGTCGATTTAGTGACAATTGGATCCGATTCACCAAGAATACCAATTGAAGGCAAATTTGAATTAATCGCTTGACGAACCGTTGTTAATTGCATCTGCGATAATTGCCCGAGCCATTTCCCCCATTCTCTTGACGCTACTAATTCGTTCTTGTCGGTCTTTACTTGCTGTAACTGTTGCTTGTTTTCCATTGTTAATATCTCTTAAAACCCAATCGTATTTAAATCCCTGCCAGCTCCTTTCTGCGCAAATCTTGACTGCTTCTGGAATTGGAAAGTTGTTTTTAGCGCATTCGTTGAAGAAAGCTTGAAGCACCGTTTGAGTGAATGTAGCTCTCTTGGCTGTGCGTACCTTAATCCAGTCTTCAACATGTTGAGGATTCGAACCAAGATCTATCAATGTCTGACGGAATTCAGGCTTCCCAAATTCCTTTTCTTTTTTAGCGGAACTTTTTTCTTTTTCGAAATCTTCATTTAATCCTAAAGTGGCATCGAAAATATTTTCTTGCGCGCCAGCGCTAAAAGAAAAATCTTCTTTCATTCTTACATTTTTTTCATTCTTATTATTCTTTACATTCTTGTTTGTGGTTACTTGTTGGTTAACCGTTGGTTGACTGTTGGTTGTTTGTTGGTTGACAGTTGGTTCATTTGCTGGTTGATCGTTTTCTGCTTCTTGGTATAAATCATAGTTAACTATAGTAATAACACTGTTTTTGTTGGTTGTTTTGATGGTTATCTCATTGGTTGATTTTAACCTATTTAACGACGTTCTAATCTGTTGTTCTGATAAGCGTAATTCAGCAGACAAAACAAGCCTTCCGGTAACAACTTCACCACGTTTTACCAATACACCTTTATAGGCTTTATCTTTATGATTAGCCTTAAGAAGGAGATGAAGGAACACAATTTTTGTGTTCGGATCGTCGTACCATTCCCAATCTAAAATACTTCTGTGTAGCTTGATCCAGCCCTGTGAATTTGACATTATATTTCCTTCTTTAATCTATCGCCGCATTATAAAATGCTGTCCATATAAATCCCCAAATAAATAAGAAAGCTGAAAAGCTTAAATCTCCATTTTTGAAGATGTTATCAATAGCAATTCCCCAAAATAGCCCTAAGATTAAAATTGTTCCAACTAAGTGAAACACAGTTTTCAATATTTTCATATCAATCTATTTTGCTTAACTTTTCTTTGCAGTACTCTGCAAATGGTTTGAAATCTTTTTGGATATACTTAGCGTTTTTATCCAAATTGTTTGAGGGATTACTTCCCCTACTTGAGCGATATTCTTGCATAAACTTATTTAGCCCTTTTAAGCTCATTACAGCGTGCCTTTGATCTTTCGGTACATTTTCCTTCAACGAATCTACAATGTAGCTTGAAGGGTACTTATTTTGGATATAATTCAGTATTCCGTTCAAAGCTGTTGCTGGGTGTCCGTATCTATATCCCATTCGCTCCCTCGCTTTCTTTTTTTAAGTGTTCGCGAATTTTCGGAAGAAATTTAGATAGCCAAACGTTTGTTTCTGGCGGATCATTTACGATAAAATACCAAGGTTCAATAGTTATTCCTTGAAGCATTTCATCCCACTCTGACTGAAACTCATGCCATCTAGTATTTTTTGGAAAATCGGGATCTAAGTCTTGCATCCGTCGAACAAAATCATTTTTATCAAAGGATGATTCTTGTACATCATTTAATTCTGTTCGAAGACTTTTATCAGCTTCCAAGTTCATGTAAAAACGCCAAGATGTTTCATTCTTAATAAAACTACGGACACTGGCCATTGTCTTTTTCATGTTTATAGGGCCATCGTCATCACTTTCGCCCAATTTTCTAATCAAATATTCGTCATTAGTTTTCAGAATGAATTTTGAAAGGTTATACCCCTGGCCCATACTACTCCAATAATATGACAGGTTAATATCCCGGTCATCATTTGAAATAATGATCTTACCTTTTCCATCCTCGTAATCTTGAAGGATTACATCCGTATAATCAATACGGAAGTGTGTGAGCTTATCCATTTTTCACCACCTTTCCTTCTAAAATGTCCGACAATTTTCCTCTTACGACTTTAGTTGACTGCCCAGTGGCAAAAGCAATTAAATTTATCACTTTAGTCATTTTCGATGCGCTTAAGCTATCAAATGAAGCTTTTTCTAAAATAGTTTCGAGGTGGTCAATATGCCGCTGTTTTGATAACAGTAAAACCGATAGTTGCTCGATCTCGGATTCTTTTTCGCGAATGATCAATGATTTGTTTTCTTCAATCTGGACGTACTTACCAAATTCTTTATCCATTGCTACCTGAAACAAGAGAGCAGCATGTTGAAATCCTTTAGCGTAATCATCGCTGTAATTGGTTTTGATGTCCTTTTTCAGGACCAGTTTTATCCTTTTGAGGATTAATGATAATTTTGATTTAATTTCCATGTGTGTGTTACTTTTTTTAAATACAAATCCCTGTACCCACGATGGTAGCATCATCTAGGGGCAAGGGATATAGTATTATCTTTTATAATAAAATGTGCTGTAAAGACAATGCTACTGCCTTTCCAGGTAATTAGTCCAAAAAGAACCTGTATGTGTTTTTATATAAAGCAAATGTATAAATCATTTTTAATATATGCAAATAGTAATATATATCATTTATAAAAATGCGATATACATTTGCTCGAAAAGTTATGCTTCCGTTGGCGCTAAACCTAATTCCTTTATAAGTTCCACTTGTCCTTGCTCCAAACCGTCCATAATCTTGTTAGCTAATTCAGCATCTAAAAGGCAAAAGAAGGAAACAACACGATCTAATACAGGGATCATATCATATTCCAATTCGTCTTGATTTATAACATTGAATTTTTTAGCCATTTCGATCTTCATTCCTTGGACCGATCGATAAATCTGTACACTAAAATTTCTTAAAGCTGCACTTTCTAAGTTTGTGTCGAATAGATTGTTTCTCCAACGATTTTCAAGCATTTGAGCAATTGATCCCATGAACTGTACATCACATAGAAGAGAATGCTTTCTTTCGGGTGATAGTTGTTGCTTAGCTGCAGGTTTCGGTATTTTTATCATCTTCTCAATCCTCTCGGTTTTTTGGTTTCAATTTTATTATAGTTTACCACATCGGACTTTCTGAAATATGTTTTTGTTCCGATTTTTTGATATGGGATCGACATATTTCTTTTCCATCTATGGATGGTATTTGGCTTCACCTTTAAATATTCGCAGACTTGTGAAATAGTCAATAGTTCGTCGATATACTCAGGTAAAGGTGGAGCTGAAGAATAGCTATCGAGCTTTATCATTACCTCTCCGAGTAACTTTCTAGTATCTAACAGCTCTTTATAAATAGCTTCGACAGCTTCCGGCAAATTGTTATGATTTATTTCGTTCATTTTAGTCTTCAATTAAGTGTCCTGGACATCCGCGGCCAAAGGGATCAAAACCTTCACATTCTTCAATTGGTAACATTTTATGTCCCAAATCTAGGTGCCTTTGTATTTCCTCTCTTGCTTCTTTATCAGATAACTTATTCCCTTCGTCATCTTCAAAAAAAGTGATCTTTCTACCTTTGTAGTTTTCGATCAACCCTACCAGGTTGACAGAAACGTGTCTCCTGAATTTTGCCATATTTAGAAAGGTAAATCGTCATCATCGCTACCAGTTAAATCGACAGGGGCCGGATAGTCGTTATAGTTCGGCTGAGTGCTTCCACCTGAAGTTTGCGAGGTTAATGGAGTAACTCTCCAGGCTACTAAAGAATTGAAATAGGTTGTTGTACCCTCTCTATTTGTCCACGGACGGCCGCGAAGATTAAAGTCAACAGATACTTCTTGACCGATCTGTAAATTATCGAATATAGTAGTTCGATCCTGAGTGGCCTGAAACGTAATGTATTCGACAAATTGGGGATTCTCTGCATAAGCGACAACCATTTCCCGTTTTTTAAAGCTTTCAGTTACTTGTTGAATAACTCCGATTTCGTGTACTTTTCCTCTAATTTCCATGTGTGTGTTACTTTATGTTGTTTGATATTTACTTTGTTCAAATTCGAGCTTTTTGTATGAAAGTATGCTTCGAAAACTTTCTATTGAGTGACTAATATTTGCAACATACCTTTCGACAATGTTCAGCATAAAAAGCTCCTCTTTTGCTAGTTCTAGGAATATGGTTTTTCGGTCAGTAGCCGTATATCCTTTGTATAAATCACTAACGAGTAAAGAAGCGATTTTTGAGTTATATAGTGCTTTCGCTGTCGCTAGGCACCAAGATGCTGTACCTTGAAGCGAAGCTAGTTCTTGAAGTTTTCCAGTTAGTTCGTCGGGATTATCTCTATCGACCTGCTCCTTGATCGCTTCACCAATCTGGGTAACCATTATGGTCAGTCTCTCTAGTTCCTTTTTGTGATTGTCCATCGTATTGGTGATTTAATTGCTTAACAATATTTGATAGTTGCCTTACGTTAGCCAGGTGAATTACTTTGTCGGTACCACCACGTAAAAGGTTTTCCATGGCGCCACGTTCGACCTTTTCCGAAAGCCTAACAGCATTATCTAATAAGCTGGAGGTACTGGCGGTTATTTGATCTGACATAATCTATAATAGCTTTCCCTAGTTAATTCCACGTCATACAAAGCATCATGCAATTTTGAGGGATCAACGACAATACCAAGTTTTTCAGCGATAGTAGAAAGTTTAAAATCTTTCATTTTCGACCTGTCATCTTTGAATTTGTCGGAAGCGATGACGCTTACATCTAAGCTATTGCCCCAAAACCAAGAGAAAAAATAATCATCGCCACATTGTTTAAACCAGGCGTTTGCGAATGGATCGTCAAAGCCAGTATTTCGGTAACCACAAAGGAAAAACTTATCTTCCTTATTGAATTTATCAACATATTTCGCCAGGATATCATAGAACTTTTTATAACCTTGATTCATTCCAATATCGTAACTTTCAAGGTCTTTGCGTGTAATGCCTGCGATAGCCAATGCTTTATCATCAATAACAGCATTTGGATTTGGCTGCATTTTAAAGTTGAAAGTCTCTTTTATTTCCCCATCAATATCGATGATTCCTGAAATTTGGTGTATACCGTTCTTCCAGTACATGACACCTGTTGTTTCCAAATCGTAAAATAGTATCTTAGCCATTTCCCCAAATTTTAGTATCAATAATTAAGTGTTTATTTTCTTGGCAGTAGTCCCAAAACAGTTCGACATTTGAAATGAATTCTTCATGAAGAGATTTTTTGTTCATGTAAGGCTCTAAATAGACATTCTCAAAATCAGTAATTAAATAGTCGAATCTCTCATTTTCTGGAAGCATCAAACCAAATGCTTTATGCTGAGAATAGTCTTGGTATTTACCAAGCTTATAATGTAAGGTAGTCTTTAGGTCAATGATCTTTTTATCCAAGGTAAAATCAGCAAATCCGCCAACTTTAAAACTACCATGAGAAAATGATACAATTTTTTCAATCCAAACTTGAATGCCGGTATAGGCTACCAGTTTGCTGACTACTTTATTTACCAAATCACCATTAAATTCAAGATCATTAAATTGATATGTTGGATTCCCTGTAAGCGTTAAATTTACACAAGACTCAAAAGCAACACCTCGTTTTGCAGAATCATCCTGTACAGTTTTAACCTTATTGATCTTATCGAACAATTCCTTTACCTTATCTTGGGGGAAACCGCCATCTTTCAAGTATAGAAAGCTGTCGATCAATGTCGGGGTTATATAGAAATTATGCATTTTTATTGTATGTTATTACTATATTAACACCCTGATGCTTGACTGGTGCTTTAATAATCTCTCCAGTTTCCTCATCTGTAAACTCTTTTGTTATTGATTTTAGGAAAGCTTCTTTACCTTTTAGCAGTTCGTCAACCTCGCGTTTTTGCTTTACCAATAAATCGTACTCTGTGTCGCCACAAGTGCTGAAATCCCAAGACGGTCGGCCAGCTCGCGTAGCAAGGGTAATAAAATGTTTTTCATAACCATGCTTTAGTTTGGTTTCATCGATCCTTTCTTTAAAATAAGGTATGATAGTTTCGACGAATTTTTCCATTTTTTTGAACGCGATAAAAAAATCAATCTCGTCGATCATGCCCTCATCTAACAGCTCAAAATAATGAGTCGCAACAAGACCAAAATCCGATTGTTTAAGTGAAAGCGCAGCTTCTACGCCTTCACATACTTTCTTTAAATTTTCGTCCATTACGCTGTCTGTTTTTGGTTTTTAGCATCAACTAATGACTTCTTTTTCGCAGTAAATTGAGAAACGAAATCACCATCTGTGTGAAGCTTTTGCACAGAGTTGAAAATTTTAGCAAGACCTTCCACGGTGGTTGTTAAATCCGCTCGTTTAAGGGCTACTAATTTTATGAAATCCAAATTGTCATGTAATGACGTGTTGTTGTTCCAAATAGTATTTAGCGATTCTAAATCAGTAGTCTTGTCAATAACTTTCTTAAGAGTTGGCGCAATACCGATAGGCACTACTTCTTCTGATTTTTGCGACTCGTTCGAACTGCCTTCGTATTTTCCACTGTGTCCCATGTATACATCGGATGCCATTCCGATCATTTTAGTTGCAACAGAAATAGCATCTGTATAAGCCATCTTTTGTGCTTCATCTGAAACATAAATACCATTCTTTTCGACAGTTGAAAACATTGATCCGCCGAAGCCTAAAATTGGCTCAGACCATTCATTTTCGTGCTTGAAAAGGAATTCTAAGGAACAATTACAAACGATCTCTTCACCTTTAGTTTGATAGGTGAAATTGACGTTTTGTATTTTCCAACCAATTCCGCAAGGGCCGAACTGTTCTGTTAGACGCATAATTCGCCATTGCGGTTTTATGTCACTCATGCCTTTGAGTCTTCCGCCAGTTATTGGCTTTAAGTATTCTTCAGGAACCTCTTTAAGGTTATCATAGATATTTAAATTTGACATGATTGACATGGGTTAAAAGTGAATAATGGTGAAAAGAATTACTACCGTAAAGAAGGCTGCAACAATGAATATTTGCAGAAGGAAATTAGTGCCTTCTTTAATGTCAGATATCCAAGCATCCGAAAGATTCAGTCGAATTGACCGTAATAAAATGATTACCTTTTTCATGTTTGTGTGTGTTACTTTTTGTGTGTTTAAACTATTTTGATATACTCTAATTTGATCTGTTCGGTATCATGGTGAGGAAAGAAATCTTCATAAATAATTTCGTGTCCATCAACGATATTGAAAAATATCACTTCGGTACCGTGGGGAACAGTCTTAAAGACCATTCCATCATACTTTGGCGAACTCATAATTTAAGATAAGTTGGTTTGCTACTTCAAGAGCCGATTGTTCCGCTTCGTCATAATTAAAAGCTTCGTCGCCTGGTCTTAATTTTCTCTCTTCGATGTTCGGCGATTCCCATCCACCTGTTATAACATCTGCACCTTGGGTTACGAAATCAACACCAACACATATAATGTCTTCCTCTTCAAAGAAGCCGTCATTATATTTAGATTGCATGACATAATAGGCTTTTAATGACGCTTTGTCAGATTCTTGGTCAATTAGAACAAAGTTCTCGTTGATTCCTTCTACAATTGTTGTATTTTTCATACCTTTGATTTGTGTTTAAACCACATCCTTTAGGGTGTGTGTTACTTTTGAAGCCCCGCTCTAACGGGGCTTTGTTGTTATTTGATACACAAAGTTACAACTTGATATTTAAAGATACAACTATAATACAACTTTTATTTTATCTTTTTTTTCTTCGGCTTTGGGTCCGTGCGCCAAACATATACCTTTTTGTCAGTTGTTTTAGTTGTAAAATAGTAATCAGGATAGTCTTTTTTAATTTTACCTATAACATTTCTTAAATAATTTTTTTTACTTAAATCAGCTTCCAAAGCCTGATTATTAAGCTCTAGACGCAAAAGAAGGTCTTTAGCGCTTTCCTTAATGGGTTTTTCTACAATATGCATAGTAGTGAATGTTGTAAAACGGTATTAATTTTGTTATATTTATGTTATACAATGTTATAAGTAGTTGTATAACAGTATTGTAAATATAACAATAATACAACTAAACTACAACTGTTAATGTGTACATATTTGATAATTAGATGTTAAAAAATCTCAAACAGGCAATTAAGGAAAAATTCGTATTTGACGCTTTAGCTGCAACAGCTCTCGGAATGGATAAAGGCAATCTTTCAAGCATGTTAAAAGAAGAGCCTAATTATTTTGATAGAATGCGGAAGGGGCGGTACGAAAAAATTAATGCTGTGTTTAGTGAGTATAACATGGATTGGTTAGCTGAAAAAGTTGGCGATGAACATAAGTATCGAGAAGGCGTAACCCAATACACTCCAAGTAAATCAAATGGCAATACCTTAGGCTACCTTCCAGATGATGAGATGCAGATTTTTGACGAAGAAGGTAACACAAAATTTTACGAGATTTCTCCTGGAGTTTACCGCATGAAGGTTCCCCTAATGGCTGAAACGGCAAAAGCGGGCTCTCTAACTGGATATGCGGACGCTGAATTTATCGAAGATCAGGAATACATTTTTACCACAGTCTATAAATATCATAAAGGTAATTACCGAGCTTTTAAGGTAATTGGCGATAGCATGGATGTCGATCGGAGAGTAACCTTTGTACATGGCGATATATTGATCGCCCGTGAAATAAAAAAAGATTTTTGGAAGTCCAGGTTTCATACACATAAATATCCATTTTATGTATTTGTAACAAAGTCGGACGGAATTATATTTAAGGAGCTGACGGCCCATGATGTGGATACCGGAATTGTGAAGCTCCATTCTCTTAATGAGGATAAGGATACTTACCCTGATTTTGAATTAAGTTTGGATGATGTGGAATACATTTTTAACGTAGTCAAAAGAGAAGTAGAAATATAATGAGCATTACTAGCATTAAAGAGCAATTGAACATTACTGAAAGTGTTATCAACTATTTAAAATCTAAACAATTTTTCGCGGACCAGGAGGACGAAATTTTCTTTGTATCGGGAAAGGATCAAAGGCCATCAAACACAAAGCTAATTTTGGTAAATACTTTATTTGCCATGAAAGATGATGATACAGGCGATATTGATGGATATCTAAACGTCAACATTCAAGATACCGATAACTTATGGATCGAGTACCTAAGTGAGCTGATAAATTTATTTTTAGATCAATCGTTAGTTGATGGGTTTAAAATTGAATATACTACCGAGCATCTATTTAAAGTTTCTGAAGAACTGTTTTTCAAAAACCTTAAATTCAAATTTTCAAAATAATGGAGGAAGAAAAAGAAGGATTAGGTTTTAAAAGTGAAGGCGCTAGGCTAATGAAATTCAGGCTTAAAATGAATTTGTCCCAAAAGGAAATGTCAAAAATCCTAGGGACATCGCAGCCTGTAATCTCTTTTATGGAAAAAGGAGAGCGGCCATTAACATTTGCTCATCTACGGATATTGCGTAAAAAATTCAATTTCAATATTAATTGGTATTGTACCGGTATGGGCGCAATGCAGTTTACGGACGAAAATAAAAGTACACTAATATCCGATGTGAGCACTATTCAAAAAGACTACGAAGATCTTTCCAAGCAATACGATCAATTAAAGAAAATCGTCTATAAGCTTGTGCAAGATGTTTATGCAAAGGATGAGTAAGCTATATACCTAGCTTATCCATCCACTCAGCGAGCAACCGCGCTTTGTCTTCGTTAGTTGCTCGTATATATTTTAAAAATGACTTTTCCGTCTTGTGACCAGTAGCTGTCATAATCAAAAGATTTGGAACGCCTAACATGAACATATTGGTTGCATAGGACCTGCGGCCGGTGTGACTACCTACAAGATCACTCATCATAACTTTTTTAGATACCCCTTCGACCTTAATGGTTATTTCCTTATCTATCTTTAAAGCCTTTGATCTGAAAATTTCTTTTATTGTTCTATTGAACTCCTGATTGCTAACGGGCTTTGGCCAATTGTTATCATATTTTTCCAATATTTCCCGAAGTTTTTTCATGATAGGGATTGTGACCCGTTCCTCGGTTTTATTTTGCTTCATCCGAAGGAAACGTTCGTCCAGGCTAAGTATCTGGAAATTGCTAAAATCTTCGAATCTCATTGCGCTGTAGCACCCAATCAAAAATAGATCCTTCACCCGATTGTATTTTCCGACAAATTCATGATTATGTAGTTTTTCAATATCTTGCATACTGATCGATATCGTGTCGGATTCATAATCAGGCTTGATAAATCGGCTCGACTTGTGACCGATCTCTTCTGTTACAAAAAACTCTCCAGCTTCATTCATGATAGCTTTGATATCGCGAATTCTAGTGGCGAAGGTACTTGTTGTCATCTTTTCAATATCAAAACACATTTTTTTGAATTTGTTATAGAATGTAAGATTTACTTCATTAAAAGGAATATTCTTGAGCTTATGCAGCTCAATATATTTTTTTAGATTATACAAAGTAGTGTCTTGGTTTTTGATTGAAGATGCCTTATACCGTTGTCCTTTTCGTGGCCCCTTAATTATTACCCTGGTACCATCCCTTCTTTCTTTGATTACCAATTCAAAATATGATATGAGATCGTGCTGAACTTCGATAGTTTCAGAATCCAGAACAATAATCTTATCCTTAAACTCCTCATCTAGTAAGCTTCGAAGAATATCCTTTGATCTAACTTTATTTGTATTGACCTGAGTCATGCAGAAAGTCATCATTTCTTCTAGAGTATCATTGACCTGGATCGCAAAACCGTAATTATTTTTGATTGGTTTTTTCTGATTGTTTTTAAAGTATTGGTTATTGTAAAACTTTTCCTCAATTCGAAAGCCAGTATAGTATTCAAGACGGTCACCAAAAAAAGAATAATAAAGATACAATTGCCCATCTCGTTCATTTTTTTTCTGCTTAAAATATATCTTCGGAATTGCCAT